TGTCAAAGGTGCCTGAGTAGTTGTCAAAGGTGCCTGAGTAGTTGTCAAAGGTGCCTGAGTAGTTGTCAAAGGTGCCTGAGTAGTTGTCAAAGGTGCCTGAGTAGTTGTCAAAGGTGCCTGAGTGGTCGTCAGGGGAGTTTGAGTTGTAGTCCACGGCGTTTGAGTAGTGGTCAGGGGAGTTTGAGTGGTTGTCAATGGGATCCTTGTGGTAGTCAAAGGTGCCTGAGTTGTAGTCAAAGGTGCCTGAGTTGTAGTCAAAGGTGCCTGAGTTGTAGTCAAAGGTGCCTGAGTTGTAGTCAATGGAGCCCGAGTGGTCGTCAGGGGAGTTTGACTGGTCGTCAGTGGAGTTTGAGTGGTCGTCAGGGGAGTTTGAGTAGTTGTCAATGGAGCCTGAGTAGTTGTCAAAGGAGCCTGAGTGGTGGTCAAAGGAGCCCGAGTAGTTGTCAAAGGAGCCTGAGTAGTTGTTATAACGGGGGCTCTTGTGGTCGTTACGGCCATTGTAGACGCAGTTAAGACCGACGAACTAGGTGAAGAACCCGAAGCATTATTTGCAACAACAACTATTCCATATTGAGTATTTGGTGTTAATCCTGTTAACATAATTTGAGAAACGTTATTTACTACATTCACATTACTTGCCGGAACCGTCAATGACGAAAACGCCGCAGTCGCTGGATTAACTGTATAACTGTCCACAAAACCAGTCGATCCAGTAAATCCAAAAACAATTGTCGTAGTCGTCGTTGAAATTAAAGACAAATTGGTTGGCGCGACAGGAGGCGGTGGCAACGTGTTAATTGTCAATGCCGAAGAAGGAGACGAAACGCCCGTTACATTCTTCGCGCTAATTGTTATAGAATAACTCGAAGAAGGAGTTAAGTTTGTAATGACATAATTTGTCGGTGATCCGCTTCCCTGACCCACGCTAGAAATATATTGCGATATCAATTCGCCTACAGGAGATGCATTGAACGCAATAGTAACCGAATTTTGCGTAACCGACAATTGCTTTAACCCGACAATTACAGTTGGCAAAACAGGGGCTGTTACTATATTAACGGTAGAAGAAGGCAAAGATTCTCCGGAAACGTTCAAAGAAGTCGCCGAAATTGTGTATCCGGTGTTCGGGGGAAGCCCGCTAATAGTAGCAACATTAGTAGTTAATATCTGTAAAACTTGAGATCCATTATACACCTTAAAACTACTAACCACCGCAGAATTCGCATTTATTGCAATATCAAACGAATTCGGTTTTATATTTGTTATATTTATGGTTGGTGAACTTGGAACAAGAGGATTTGTTGTTACAGTTACCGTCTGACTTGCCGTTAATCCTTCGCGAACAGTAAATGCCTGTTTTTGTGAGTTAATATTACTTGATGCACCGCTTGAGTTAAATGCAATCAATGTAAAGTCATACTTTGTGTTCGGAGTTAATTCGGTTATTTTAATTGGCGACGTGTTCGCGTTGACTGTTTGAAATAATGTCGTTCCTGAATATACGTAATAGCCAGTTACAACGCCAGCACCCGGGGTAAACGTAATTAAAATTGAGGTAGGAGAAATATTCGTAGCGACTACATTGGTTGGATCACTGGGAATAGATGGCGGCGTTGTCACAACCAAAGGATTAGAAGCCGATCCTTCGCCGCCAGTTGCTGTCGCCGTTATTGTAAATGTATATTGGGAATTAGGGGTTAATCCTGTTACCGAGAATACACCGGGTGTTGTGCTTGTTATTACTAATTTTCCTTGTGCGTATAAGCTATAGTTTGACACCGGCCCCGAAGGAGGCGTAAAATTAATTAGAACAGACGTCTGTGTTAGATTTGATGCTGTTAATCCTGTGGGTGCATTAGGTGGGTGTTGTAACGTAGTTATGCTAATACTGTTTGACGCAGTTCCTTCCCCCGTCGCGTTAACCGCAGTTAATTTGAATGAATATTGGGTGTTTTGTGTTAACCCAGTAACCGTATAAGGAGAAGACGCGCATGTCGCGATAATGTTGCTTCCTGAATATATATTATAAGAATTTACGTTTCTAGCTGGAGGAGTAAAAGACAACACAAGTGTCGTTTCATTTATATTGGAAGCCACCAAACCAGAGGGGGCGTCAGGAAGAGTAGTTATAGATAAAACGCCAGATTGTTGCGATGATCCTGCCGCATTTATTGCGACTATTGCAAGTTGATATGTAGTATTTGATGATAATCCTGATAGTGCGAATGGCGAAGAGTTGGGTTCAGCGACCACCGTGGTTCCCGAATACAATTTATACCCAGTTACTGGACCAGCGGGTGTAGTAAACGCAATATTCGCAGAAGAAACAGTGGGTTTTCCAGATAAGGATAAGACCGGCGGGGTCGGAATATTAGGTAATGTGGCGATTGTAATAGGGTTACCCGATGCGGTACAACCTCCATTTCCGATTGCAGCAATTTGATATGAATAATTTGTATTGGGATTTAAATTGGTAAGAGTTATTGTTGTTGCTGTTCCGTTACTAGAAAAGTTCATTGAATTATTAAAAAGTGATGCTACAAAATTCTTTATAATGTCGGATGTTGTTGGCGTTTGCATAGGAGATCCAAGGCTATCTTTTACTGCAGCGTATTTTGTGGGGGCGTTTCCGTTACTCACTGCCGGTTGAGTGAAGTTAATCATAGCAGATGTCTGCGTGACGTTAGTAATTTGAATGTTCGTTGGCGCTCCGGGGCGATCGGGCAATGTGCTTACAGTTAATGGCGCAGAAGCATTTGAAGTTCCATTAGTAAATACTTTTCCTGTAAAATCATAATTATTTCCGCTACCATTTCTATTCCAAAAGAATTGGCAATCGTCGCCACCCCCCATTTCTCCATACATTATTCGAATAGGATAATAAGTTCCCGCTGTCAATGTCACATCACAGGTTTTTGTAACCATTGGGTGAGCACCAGTATTATTAATATTAGCATTTGCTGTTGTGTATCCATTTTCGGCGTTTGATCCAATCCATAAATACGAACCATCATCAGAATTTAATCCAAGCGTCCAGTTTCCAGTATAATCGGGCAAAAAAGACCCATACCAAAATACGGAATAATTATCTGTCGCATTTGGTTGTTTGTCACCATTTGTCGATTTTGCGATGTCGACAAAATTAGTAATCCCTTGTCCTTGACTAATTAATGGTGCCGTAACATCAAACGCCGGTATATCGTTATGATAACCAGAAAACACCTTATATGTCAACCCCGGATTAACTACAATAGCGCTTGCTGTAAATGTATAATTCGTATTTGGAGTTAATCCTGTAACAGTAAGAATATTAGAAGTAGGCGACCCAACAAATGCACTTCCTGCGTATACCATATACTTATCCACTGTGCCTGACGGTGCTTTAAAATTAACTGTTATTTGATTTGCACATATGTTGGTTGCAGTTAAATCTGATGGCGCGCCCGGTACATTCGCCAATGTTGTAAATTTAACAGGTTCGGAACTTGATGATGATCCGCCGTTGTTGGTTGCAATAACCGTTAATGAATAAGGAGTTCGCGGTGACAAACCAGAAATAGAAAGTGTTGTGGATGTAGTTGTTGTCGATAGCGTTCCGTTTGAATAAACTTTATAATCGTTTACTGGGCCATTAGGTGCAGTAAAATTCAAAGTGACAGTTGTTGTATTAATGGACGACACATTGAGATTGATAGGAGCAGCAGGCGTGGCAGGTAATGTGCTTTGCGTAACCGATTTAGAATTATAAGATTGAAAATTGTTCGTTGATGTAGTTAATAAATTCTTTGCGTACACGTAAAATGTATAATTAGTATTTGGTGATAAATTTGTGAAATTCGCACTCGCCGGACCAGTGACTAATTGAGCAGAAGGGGCTTGAGCTCCAAGTGGGTATTGTAATAAAGTAATTGCTTTTACGCAACATGTATTATCTCCCGCAAACTGCCAAGACGCGGAAAGTGATTGTTTATAATATAAATAATTGTTGGTCCCCACGCCTAAAATTGCACCATTTGATGTATTACATGCTATTGAAATTACGCAACAGTTTCCTTGGCCGACCCAATCCGCGTTGACATTTGATTTACTATATAAATTATTATCCATTCCTATGCATATTAAAGATCCGTCATGCATTTGCATAACTCCTTTTATGCAGCAAGGAGACCGAGTGAGTACCCAAGGTGATCCCAATGACGCTTTTGTGTATAAATTCTGATCCGTTCCTGATGCAACTAACGAACCGTCCGCCATTCCGCATATTGAATTTACAGCTACAGGAACCGTTCTTGCAACCCAATCTGCATTCAAAGAAGTTTTACTATAAAGATTATTATCCGTTCCAATTCCAACTATTGTTCCATCAGCAAGCTGAGTGACACCGATTACGCAACAATTACTCGACGGAACCTGGGTCCAACCTCCATTCAACGTATCTTTTGTATATAATCGATTATCCATTCCTACTCCTAATATAACGTATGGTGCAAAATAAGAATCTGCTGACGATAGAGCAGGAGCCGACTTTTGTGGGTATTGTAATAAAGTAACGGATTTCACGCAACAATTATTATTTGGAACTTGAACCCATCCGGCGGATAAAGACGTCTTATAATATAAACGGTTGTCTGTGCCAACTCCCAAAATTGCGCCCGTTGTCATACTACATGTAATTGAGATTACACAACAATTTCCCTGACCTACCCAATTTGCGTTTACGGATGTCTTGCTGTATAAGTTATTATCCATTCCGATTGCCAAAATGGACCCGTCTGGCATTTGCGTAACACCTTTGACTGAGCCTGGTTGATTTGTTGCCGTAACCCAAGGCGCATCCATTGACGCCTTTGTCCTTAAGTTATTTCCTGTGTCGGATATAAGAATGGATCCGTCTTTCATTCCGCATATGGAAACAACTTTAGCGTCATATGGATACCATTCCGCGTTAATTGACTTCTTCGCAAATAAATTGTAATCAGTACCAATTCCAATAAGAGATCCGTCAGCCATCTGTGTAATACCATAAACGCAACAATTATTGCTTGGAACCTGAACCCAATTTGTAGTTAGAGATGTTTTTGTATACAACACGTTATCCATTCCTATGCCAACAATTGTATACGGACTAAAACAATAATCTGCCAAGTTATTGATCGCGGGAGGCGCTTGACTTGGAGTAACGGTTAGGTTCTGGCCGTTCGAACACACTACTGTATAGTTATTCTGTATTTGTGTTCCGGATAACCAATCGTAACTTCCTATAGCTCCGTTGATATTTACTGTCATTGAGTTACTTGTTACATTTGTTATCGATGCTATATAAGGCGTGCCTGGGATGGGAGGATATTCCGTCGCACCATTACTATTTGATGCCCAAATTGCGTATCCGTCTGGTCTGTATGTAACTATATTTCTATCATCTTGCATATTTAAATTATATTCGGCGTTTCCCCAGTTACTATTAAATCTTCTTGTCCAACTAGATGCCCATTTGGCGTTGCCTCCCGTGTATACAACTAAATTTCCATCAGTTTGTTGTACAACAACACTGCCTCCAGAATACCATGTCGATCCATCGGGGTTCCACGAAGTAGCCCAAAATGCGTTTCCTGTATATCTGTGATATCCTACTAAATTACCATCGGTTTGGAATTTTAAAATAAACCAACCATTTGGGCTGGTTATCCATTGCCCTTGGTTCATTGTCGTTGGAGCACCATTATTTTTTGAATTTAAACGATCCTTCCCCAGCGACATATAATAATAGATGTTGTAATATTATTATATTATTTGGATATTTTTATCTAAAACTATTTTTTTACGGGAGCGGGTGCTGCCACTTTTGCCGGAGCAGGCGCTGCCACTTTTGCCGGAGCAGGCGCTGCCACTTTTGCCGGAACAGGTGCTGCCACTTTTGCCGGAGCAGGCGCTGCCACTTTTGCCGGAGCAGGTGCTGCCACTTTTGCCGGAGCAGGTGCTGCCACTTTTGCCGGAGCAGGTGCTGCCACTTTTGCTGGAACAGGTGCTGCCACTTTTGCCGGAACAGGTGCAGGAACAGCCGCCTTTATGGTAGTAGGAACAGACACCTTTGTAGTTGTGCGAACGGCCGCCTTTGTGGTCGTGTGAAGTGGTGTTTGGGTGGTTGTTCTTGGAGCAGTTGTGGAATTAGATAAGATAATCGGAGAAAAACTAGTAGTTATTTTACTAGGAAGAGTAGTTTTAAATGACGACGTTGTCGAATAAGATCCATAAGTAGTATTCAATGACCCAACGGGTGCATAAGAAGTAGAAAGCGGGGCCTGTGTAACAGCTCCTGAAGTTACACTAGGAGAATACGTAGTAACTCTCTGAAAATTTGTAGTAGAATATGAGGGAGACGCGGTTGTTATCATCGCCGGATAATTTGCCGATTGCGTGGTAGTAACTGGCGCCCGTGTGGTATTAACTGGCGTTTGAGTTGTTGTATATGATGACAAATTTGTGGTATTAACTGGCGTTTGAGTTGTTGTATATGATGACCAATTTGTGGTATTAACTGGCGGTTGAGTTGTTGTATATGATGACCAATTTGTGGTAACCGGGGCCTGGGTAGTCATAAATGGAGCCCGTGTGGTCGTAACTGGCGTCTGGGTAGTAGTAACTGGCGTCTGGGTAGTAGTAACCGGCGTCTGGGTAGTAGTAACCGGCGTCTGGGTAGTAGTAACCGGAGCACGAGTGGTTGTTGCGATCCGTTCAGTAGAACAAGACAATGCAGTTGAACTTCCCGAATTTCCTCCCGCGTTGGATGCAATAATCGTAAAAGAATACGTCGTTCCTGGATTTAAATTTTGAACCAATATCTGTGACATCCCATTCGAGACATTCACATTATTCGACATAAAAGGACCATAAGCGGTATTCGCGGAATAGATCGTGTAACTATCCACCGGTCCAGCAGGAGCATTAAACGATACAATAATCGAATTTGCAGTTGATCCTCCGCATGTTAATCTTGTGGGAACAGAAGGAGCATTCGGTAATGTTTTTGCTGACAATTGCGAAGACGGTGGCGACGTTCCCGTCGCGTTTACGGAACTTATGGTAAATGTATAATCCGTTCCTGGCGCCAAATTTTGTATAATGAAATTTGAAGCAGTTCCAGTTCCCCAACCAATGGACGATAAATAACCGCTCACAGCGTCCGATGCGGCAGGAGGAATGAAAGAAACACTAATCGTCGTTTGCGTAACGCTCAATACTTTTACTCCAGTTAAAACTGCAGGAGCGGGAGGCAATGTTGTTACTGTCCTAATGTCGGAACTAGGAGATTCCCCGGCGACATTTGACGACGTTGCAGTAATGTTGTATAATGTGTTTGGCGTTAACGAATCTATTGTAACAGTGGCCGCATAAAGGCCTTCTGGCGTCACATTTATTTCTGTTACTTCTTTTAATTTCTTCCCACTGTTATATATCGTAAATGAATTGATTTGACTATACGAAGGGCAATATCTATCAAGCGAAATGTTAATTGATGTCGAAGTGGCAACGATATTATTTATTGAGGGCACTGGAGGGAACTGCGGAAGTGTGGTAAATGGAAAATATATTATACCATTTATTGTAAATGACGTTCCAGTTTGAGCGCCGTACCCGTACAAATTATACATTGATGGTAACGTATTAATTGCAATTGCCGTTCCTGCTAAATTGAATGGAATAACAGTTAAAAATTGTTTACTATTCGGAGTTAATGAATTTACGAGAAGAGATGTTGCGGTAGTATTAAAAGTTTGAATTAATGTATTACATGAATAAACATAATAGCCGTTTATTACTCCGCTTGGCTGAGGAAATGTTAGAGTAATTCCATCCGCTTTTATAGCGGATCCAGCAAGAGATGTTATATTACCAGGCAATGAAGGAAGAGTTGTAACAGTTAACGCATTTGATGCAACTGATTGAGAGCCTGCGTTACTGCATAAAATAGTAAATGTGTATTTTGTGTTTGGTGTCAAATTTTTTATATCAAATGGAAGAGGAGAAGGACTACTTTGTAAAAGAGTACTCCCGCTATATAAACTATAATTATCGGCTGGATCAGGAGATTGGTTATAGTATATCATCATTGATGTAGATGTCACGTATTGGGAACGCAAATTTGTAGCCGCGGAAGGAACATGCGCCAATGTAGTGAAAGTAGCTGTTGATGATTGAGCGGATTCCCCTGCGCTATTTACCGAGGTAATTGTAAATGAATATTTAGTGTTTTGTTTCAAATCGTTCAAGATATAAGGAAAGGATTGCGCAGTGGCGTACTCAGTTGATGACCCATTTATATAAATTTTATATCCGCTTATTCCAAGCGTTCCGGAAGGAGTGGCTGTTATTGTGGCCGAAATTTCATTTATATTTGTTACATTAATATTTGTTGGAGGTGCTGATTTGGTAGTAGCAATAACCGGAGCCGATTGCGGCGAAGATCCTGCCGAATTTTGCGCAACCAAAGTAAGCGAATATTGCGTATTCGGACTTAGATTTGTTATCGAGTACGGAGACGCGGTAATTTGAGTAGTCGTTGGAGCTCCTCCCAAATATAAAAGATAAGACGTCACCTCTTCAGTCGGTGGTTTAAAAGTTAAAACGATCGAATTTAATGTTGCGTTTGAAAAAGACAAATTGGTGGGAGCTGTTGGAGCAATTGGAAGCGTTTTGCAAATAATCGGCCCAGCACGCTGAGAATCTCCGCCGTTGTTCGTCGCAACTAAAGCAAAAGAATATTGGGTGCTTGGACTTAAATTAGTAACCAAAATTGGTGACGTCGTTCCGGTTCCAACGACATTGGATCCCGAATACACATTATAACTAGTAACGTTTGCGCCAGGAGACGCAGAAAACGTAATCGATACAGAGCTTGACGTGGGCGTGTTCGTAATATAATTTGGTGAATTTGGCGGAAGCGGTAATGTTACGATCGATAAAGGAGACGATGGCGTGGATTTGTTTCCACCGGACCTCGCTTCGACCACATATGTATAATTGGTATTTGGCGTCAAACCAGTAACTGTGAATGACGTAGTTGTAGTTGCGCCAATTGTAGCACCGCCAGTAATAATATTATAATAATCAATTGCCACACCGGTTGGTGCAGTAAATGAAATAGTTACCTCATCTTTTTTTAGATTTGATGCAGTTAAATTAGTAGGCGCAGAAGGAACTCCCGGCAAAGTTTGAAATGAAATTGCGTTTGACGGCCTCGATTCTTTTCCAGAAACGACAGATGTAACATTTATATTTGTATAATTTTTACCCGCTAATAAATTTGTCAAAGGTAACGTGATACTTTCAGGCATTTGTCTATTCGTTGGTGCAAAAATAGTATAACATTCATAATAATCACATCTCGTGATTGGTATCATTACAGTACCAATATATGACGGTCCCGCTTGGTTCGGGATATTAGTTAAAAGAGTAGTGCCCGAATATACATTATAACTATCAATATTGGTCCTTTGATTATTATAAATTGGAGGCGTAAACCGTATATTTACTGAATTTTGAAGAAGCGTCGCCGGATCAAATGTCAAATTTGTTATCTCTGGTAAAGTTATTACAATGGTTTTTGCTTTATATGTTGCCGAATTATTGCTAGAAATTGATGGATAAAGTGCGGAATTGTTTGTCTGTGGATCTTTTCCTGAGGTTGTCACTGACGCAACGAAATTATATTCTGTATTACTTGATAAACCATTAAATATAATCGATGGCGTATCACTATCCTGTCTAATATTTGTGGTTAAGCATGTTACTGAATACTTAAGCGGCAAAGCAGTTCCATTTGACCAATCCGTACAATTTGATCCTGGGGTCACTACAATTGTAATACTAGTATCGGTAATATTTATTGCGTTGGTAATTGTGGGCGCGCCAGGAGGAGCCGGATTTCTAGGTGAAGCCCCATAATAGGTTCCTGTTGATGATGCCCACATTATAATACCCGATGCTTGTTCATAAGTAACAATATTTCCGTCTGCTTGCATGACAGTTTTATAATTCTTATTTCTGTTTGCTTTATAACCACTATTAAATGTTGTTAATAAACTCGTAGCCCATGTTGCGCTTCCACCATTATAAGTTACTAAATTGCCATCTGTTTGCAGAGATAACTTGTTTGCGCCAGTGTAAAAAAACCAATCTGGACTTCTAGGTCCGGATGACGATGCCGACCAAAACCCGTCTCCTGTAAATCTGTGATATCCAATAACGTCTCCGTTTGACATAAATTTTAATATATAATATCCATTAGAGCTAGTTAACCATTGGCCTTGTGACATATTTCCATAAGTACTAGAATTTGGTGTGACTAAAGCATCAATATTTAACGCCATGGAATTTATAAAATATATAGAATAGGTTTATATATTTTACATCTGATTATCCGTTTTTATTTCTTAAAGCGCCATATTGAGAATATACGTCAATTGGTGTGTTATTATATTTGTATTGATTTTTTAGCGATACCGCCGGAGTTGTGAAGTCGATTTGGTTAGGTACATCTGGTTCCTGATTATTCGGTTGTAAGCTATTTTGATATACTTCATCATTCAATACCTTTTCCGGATCGGCGGCGGAACGATTGGATGAATTCAATGGCACAAAGTTCGCGCCTTTACTACGAAGAGCGCCATAATAAGAAAATTCGAAATTCGGGGGAAGAGGAGGCGGTGTATATAACATGCGATCTATCATTTTGTCGCCGGATTGGTTCGACGTGTTCAATGGAACAAAATTACTGCCCTTCGGCTTTAATGCGCCATAATAGGAATAACTATCCAAAGGTTGCTCATCCTCAGGAAATTGTACTTCCGTTTTCGATTCGGAAATAGCTCCTCCTAAATAGCCTAATGATTTATCTGTTTTGTCTCTTTTTGCATTCACAACAATTGATCCTGCGCCACTAGATTGATATACATTGTCTACTTTGTTCGCGACGGTGGTTGTTATCGAAGATGGTTGATATTGATAACTTTGCGCGGGTTGGTCATTTGAATATACAGTTTGATAAGACGAGGATGAAATCGTAGTTTGATACATCGATGGTATCGACGTGGTTGCGTCGGGGATTACTGGCGCATTTGTCGTTTGATATACAGGGCCAGTATCTACCGGCGCAGAAGGCGCGACGGTAGTTTGATACCATTGATCCGATTTTGTAAACTCGGCCGCCGCTACGCTTGTCTGTGAATATACATTTTGCCATGAATTATCACCACTAGCCGCCGTTGTTGTATATACCGTTTTATTATCTGTTGCCATTCTTTCTTTTATATATATCCGCTATTTTTTATTACCTAAAGTTGGACGGGTAATAAAAAAATTGAACACGCCCGTATGGACAAATGGAATTCATTAATAAATGACATCGACACTTGAACGATTTTTCGACGTTAAAAACAAATATGAACTTTCGATCGACGAAGTGGGTCGCGGGTGCCTTTTTGGACGAACGTATGTGGCGTGCGTTGTGTTACCACGCGATGGACATTTTGACGGAACAAATATCAAAGATAGTAAAAAGTTCTCCTCCAAAAAGAAAATCAAACAAGTATCTGACTATATTAAACAAAATGCCCTCTTCTGGCACGTTGAATACGTAGAAAACGATGTCATTGATAAAATCAATATTTTACAGGCAGTCATGCAAGGGATGCATGCCTGTATTCATGCGACGATTACAAAAATTAGAGGAAAAGACGGGATCCGTGACCCGATCGGGGATGAATACGAACAAGAATTTATGGCGGTCATTGACGGGAATTATTTCAAACCCTATATTTGGTATGATGAACGCACCGAAAACATTCGCCAGGTTCCTCATGTGACGGTTGAACAAGGCGACGCCAAATATATGGGGATTGCAGCGGCCAGCATCTTGGCGAAAGTGGCCCGCGATGAATATATCGCGGAACTATGCGAGAAATACCCTGTATTGTCACAGAATTATTCGCTCGAAAAAAACATGGGGTATGGAACCAAAGCGCATTTGGAAGGAATTCGAGAACATGGCTTGACAAAGTGGCATCGTAAATCTTTTGGAATTTGTAAAACCACCGACGTGTCTGTAAATTTGATCGAAAGCGGAGAACCAAGGTCCCCCCGCTCACCCCCTCCTATTCTTTGAATAAGACTATACCTATCCCTTACGATAAAAATCTTTGTATATTTTTTTATGCAGTCATAATGTAAACACATGTATATATGTATTGCTTTCTATATGCTCATCAAGCGAAAACGGGCGGGGGGATTTCTCTATATTAAAAATAATGAAGATCATAAAATCCTCATTTAGGTGGTAACAATAAAACACAATGCAATTTTTACAAAAACGTCGATAAAAAATTGATTACTTTTTTCACAAAGTGATCAATTGAAAAAACAAACATGCCGATCTATTTTGGCTTTCCTGTAACCTGCCAAGAGGCGTTTCGCCTATTTCGTTTAGATTTTGAAAAAACCAAATGCGACATAATGCAAAAATATATGTTGAGAGAAAATAGGTTAATGGACTGCCATTTTCTAGAATATATGAATAACTTCTTCCAAGGGAAAAACATGGAAATGAGATTATTTTATACGGATAAGGGACAATGCATTGTTGGGTACAAAATAGAAAACACGTCTGTTTTTACAAGAAAATTCGTAAAAGTTAGCGAATTTACAAATATGCTTGAGAAGTTGACAACTGGTTTTTGGCGCGAAATTGCGGTTCTAAATTGTAAGGAAAATTTTAATGAGATCGTATTGGAACATATGGAAGATGAGCCCGAAACTGTCGAAGGCGCTGAACCCTATATTATTGAGTTTCATGATTAATGGGCGGTTGAAACGAGAAAAGGTCGAACCGTAGGTTCCCTACCGCATTTTAGAAACATTTATTTGAAATACACGATTTTTTTTCCGTTGATATATTAAACCTATAGTCGAATGTCATTTACACGTTTCCATGATGATCCTGCGCGAATTAAAAAGGGCTTAGAACAGAGCACATATGCCGGAATTTATAGATTAACCACTCCCGGCCAGGGAATGGACCTTCCTTTTGCATCCGAACCTCAGATGCGATTGACCGAATGGGGTGCGAATTTCTGTACCAATTCAGTAAACGTCGAAAGCGATTTACGTGGCCTTTCGCGAAAACTCAATAAAGACCTTCTCGAGGAAAACAACTATAAGAACTTTGAACAAGTACCTAATGTTCCCACCTATCGATCGGAGAACCCGTTCATCGAAGAAAGCCGTGCTAGCCACCCCGCTTGGATGTATAAAGATTTAGAACAAACCCGATGGGAAACTCCCCTCATCAACCCTCAAGATCGCGTGTTCATTCCTTTCCAACATGATGTCCAAACTCGCATCCTTGAGAAAAATAACCATGTCCCCGTTTTGCCCACGCTGCTTGAATTAAATACGGAAAGCCCAGGGGCTCATTTTTAACCACTCAGTTAATATATGTAATTCTATTATACTATGGAATATAATTACATCTCTTTTGGCTATGATTGTTCACCGGCGACCGCATTAAAAAACCTGAATTTGAGAACCATGGCGCTTCCATTTGATTGGGTGGAAACTGATATTCGCGCCATTTTAAACTGTATCTCCGAGGATTTTAGGAATTTTCATAAACAAATTACACTCACAGAGGGCGGGGAACAAGTCCGTGACTTTTATGGAATTCGCTTCCCTCATGACTATCCTTCAGAATTGGGCAAAACATATAAACTGCAAAACGCTTCTGTTGCTGGTTTACACCGGGTATGCGCGGATTACGAAACACATATCGATGAAGTGTCTGAAAAATACTTACGAAGAATAGAACGATTTTATGATATTATCAATGATCGCGAAACACCTATTATTGCTCTATATCGCGGTTCCATAAATAATGTTCTCTATTTGAATGATTTATTACAGAAAAAGTATCGCCGCAACATTTTGTTTGTAGTATCGACCAAAGAGACCACAGATCGACCCTTCATTATACCCTGCGACACTGAACGTAATGAGAAATGGAATGATACTGCGATTTGGATGGAAGGTATTACCAAAGCACAACAAATTTACGCATATTTGAAATCTATTGAAAAACCACCTGCAAAAAAATTAACGAAATTGGGTCTTTCGATCGGTTAGTGTCACTATTGTCTATCGTTGCGCGAATTCGATTTACTTTAGATTTAGAAATAGCATTGTCTCCCAAAAATAATATATAAATCTAATATAATTATATATTACAAACATGGAGATGGTTATTCCGTTATTTGCATTATCGTCCTTGTATATTATTAACAACCAAACGAAAAAAAAGGACGAGGGTTTTGCCAACCGCCAACGCCTTCCCAATATCGACGTGCCCAACCGTAATTATCCTTCGGAAACACCCGTCGTTTCCAACGAAACTGATCTAACAAGCGAATTATCCACGGTTAATCGTTTCAATAACGCGGGTGGTGTTTACACTGATAAATATTTCAATCCCGATACCGTCGCCGATATGGTTTTATCGAATTCAACGGGAAACACAACCCCTACACCCCAGCCTTATTATACATCACTCACTGGGGATAAGGTAGGAAGCGACTACTTTCAACATAATAATATGGTTCCTTTTTTTGGTAGCAATGTCCGTTCCAATCAGGGAGCCGCCAACTCTGCCGAAAGTATTTTAGATAACTATGTGGGATCTGGTTCTCAAACCATGATCAAAAAAGAGGTCGCGCCTTTGTTTGCGCCGTCGGAAAACGAACAATGGGCTTATGGTGCTCCCAACCAAAACGACTTCTATCAATCGCGTGTCAACCCCAGCATGCGTATGGCCAACGTGAAGCCATTTGAGGAGCAATCCGTCGCGCCCGGCCTCGGTTTAGGTTTCACCAACGAAGGCGCGGGTGGTTTCAACTCTGGTATGATGATGCGCGATCAATGGCTCGATAAGAACGTCGACCAAATGCGTACTGCGAATAAACCCAAGCCCGGCGGAAATTTACTTTTTGGACATGAGGGTCCTTCCATGAGTTTTATCCCCAAGACCACGGAGAGTTTCCAAATCGGCGCGGTGGAGAAAAATCGCCCGGATCGTACTTTCCCTCTCTATGACGAGAACAATAATAACAATTATTTGTTGACCACCACGGGCGCTTCCAAGGGCGAAACTTTACGTTCCATCGCCATCGATCGTGAAACTGCTCGTCAAACTGCTACTACTGACTATGTTGGAGGAGCCGGAGCTATCATTTCCAGCGAATATGTCACTGGCGAATACATGCCCACGCATAACCAGGAATTGGGTTCCTATCCTTTACTTCCTGCCAATGCACAGGGTCGCAATTACGCAGCGGAAGGCGATTATGAAATGCGCGCTAAGAGTGCTTACCCCAATAATCGATCGTCGAACCGCCAAACTGACTATTATGGAATGGTCAGTGGTGGTCTTCATGCCGCGGTTGCACCTCTTTTGGATGTCTTGCGTCCTTCGCGCAAGGAGAACTCAGTGGGCAATTTGCGTCCCTACCAAAACCCTGGCACGCGTGTTTCGAATTCGTATATTTTCAATCCTGCTGATCGTTTGAATACCACCATTCGCGAGACCACCGAGAATTCTAAGATGCACCATAATGTGGATCGTAATCAACGCGGTGGTGCTTATGAAGTTACGCCCCATCAGGCCGTCGATAATTCTCGTACAGAGACCGGTGATTTCTTCTATTCTGGCGTGGCTGGCGGCGGCGAACGTTATGCCCAGATGAAATCCTACGAAGCGGAATATAATCAGCGCAATAATGATATCAAGAGCTCGACAATTGATGGCCGATTAGTCCCTGGTAATATGAGTTTGATGAACGCCGATATCAATATGCGCCAAGTAAACCGCGACGAATATTTGGTGAATAACCGCCCATTGAGTGGAACGATGCCTTACCAAATTCCTGATGCCACTACTATGGGACATTTGAATGGACATGAGCCTTTGTATCAAAATATACAAACGGATCGTAATACTCCCGATATTATGTCCGCTTTGAAACAAAACCCTTATGTGGTAAACTATAAATCTGGGTTGTAAACATAATTTATTTCATAATTATGCGAAATAAATTATTTACTTCTTCGTCGTTTTGGATCTTTTCTGCTTTTTACGTTTCATCGTTCTCTTTTTATTCTTTTTTTTTCTTCCTCCCAATGTAGGGGCCGCCGTTTGCAATTGATTAGCCACCATTGCGTCTAACTGTTCGACTACTATTTTTAACTGTTGCGAAATTGACTGTAATGACGGTCTTTGTTCGGGCTGTTGCTGAACGGCGGGTTGAAGTGGTTCAACAACAGGCTGTTGTCGTTGCCATGGTATTGAGATCCGCTCAACCTCTCCGATGTCTTCAGTTGGATGATCACGCTTCCATTTCACATACTCCTCTGCTTTTTTAGGATCCTTTTCTTTCATTTTGGCTATAAAGTTGGCTTCTGATAAGTTTCCTTGCGCAATCAATGTTTCTCGACTTTTTGGTGTTCCCGCTTCGCCATAGCTAGCGTTTGTAGCTTTATCCGCCGCTTTTGCGTTTTCCAATTTCGTTTCTGCGTTGGAAACAATAGGATCGACGCTTGGTGTTGACGGAGTGTCTTCTTTTTCTACGGTTTCTTTCTCTTCTACCTTAGTTTCTAAATTACCGGCTTCGTCGCTCATATAAAATAAATATTATAACCTATATAGTATGATTATAATATTTATCGACACGAATTGAATTTATTTCTTAGACTTGTTCTTTTTCGATCCTCTCTTCTTAGATTTCTTGGCTTTCTTCGATTTGCGTTGCTTCTTGGCCTTGTGTTTACGCGTTCCACCTTTTACTTGGGCATTGTCAAAGAACCCACCTATCTGCGCGGCCATCGCCCGTTGTTCGGGCGTCATTTGTTCAGCTTCTTGTTTTTGAGCAGGAGTTAGACTTCCAAACCAATTGCCTATTGCCGAACCTGCATTGCCTAACGCGCCTGTGATATTTTCATTAATTGCGCCCACCGTTCCAGTAATGGCTTGTCCTGCGTTGTTTAATCCGGTTGTAGTGGCGTCGTAAGCTTCTCTAACAGTAGATCCGGGGGGCAATAGAGGGGCCTTTCCTTGGGCAGCTAAAGCGGCATTCAAATCATTATTTCCTTTTGATTTTAATTCATTTCCTTGTGCTGTTAATTCTTGTTGTTTCGCTTGTGCGTCTTGCATAATTTGAGAACCTTGCGCAGCAAGGCCTTGCTGTTGTGCTTGTGCTTCCTGAACAACTTGTGTTCCCTGGGCAATAAGCGCGTCTCCTTGCGATATCAAATTATTGGCCGCAGTTTCCGCTTCTTTTGCCGCCGCAAATGCGGCAACTTCGGGGTGCATTTCAGGTGCTACAGGTTGTGGCACAGGTTCAGGCGTTGGCGCAGGCACAGGTTCGGGCATTGGTTCGGGCATTGGCATTGGTTCAGGCATTGGCGCGGGCATTGGTTCAGGCACAGGAGCGGCGGGTGGTGCGGCAGGGGCGGGTCCTGTCATTTTATTATACGTATCCATAATTCCCAAGTTTCGAATTAACCCCGTTTCTGACTTTTGCCCTGTCATTTTATCATAAATTCCAAAATTTACGCCGCCGTCTTGATCTATTTCGTCTGATAGCAATGGTTGTTCATGGCTCATTATAAAATTTAATATAAAATATGCATAGAAAATATTATTTATTTCACGTTTTCTTTATCGACTAAAACATGTTTCGCAATGTCCCGTATAATTTTATCATCGAATTTACTTTGTTCTTCATCCCCATAACCGCCTAAAGCGTTTTTATACATATCAATACAAAAGTCGTATTTTTGGTGCTCGGGGTTCTTACATTCCGGATTAAGTTCTCGCCATTGCTCTAATTGTTGTAAATTCTTACCCGCGACTTTCCCAATAAATTTACGTAGCTTCGACTTCTCGGAATTGTCCTTATTCCATTCATTGTCGTCCTTAATATACATAATTTCGCGTTTCAGATCTGTGCAGTGTATCGGACGCTTGCTCACCTCGATTGTATTCAGGCCTTTCATAATAATATTGGTGATGCCCTCAATATAGCCCTTTTTACCAACGTTCTCTAAATCCTTGATTTCGAGCTTCAAATTATTGACGAAATCCACCATATTGAATGCATCTTTGCACGTCTCATTCAAAAACAGGTTCAGATTAAACTGTGTATTATTATTCGTGGTATTGTTTGTTATCACATTCGTGGTCGGTTTCGACATCTCAATGATCTTATTATTCTGCTCAATAATCTTACTATTTTGCTCTACCAATAGGTTCTTGAATTCATTGTTCTGTTTCAGAATTTCCATAATAAGTTCCTGATTATTCGGAACTCCACTCGGTTCTGCTATGGCAATTTCGACAACATCTTGTTTTATATCGTCTTCTTCATTTTGGCATTTTTTTCGATGTCTGCATAATCCAGACAAGAATTTGAATTGTTTTCCACATTGACACGATAATTGGTCAGCGGCACGAATGGTAACTGGATTACCATTTATTACCTTTTGGTGTTTACGAGTGGAAATATGTGTGTTCCAGTTACTTAATTTACTGCATCTAAAGTCACAACTTTCGCAATGATATTCTTCGGCATTTTTCGGCATTTTTTATTACCCTCGGAGGCCCTTAAAAGGGTAATAGAAAAAATGCCTAAAGGGTTGTACGAATTTTTTTTATCGTCACAAACTTTTTACGCAAAATCGGTTTTCGCTGCATCCCAGTCACAACGTGTTTTTTCTCAAAACTTTATCTCTAGGATTCTAAAAATGGACATTTTAAAAATGTCCAAAAATCCAAAGTGAGCCTATTTCTTCATCTGAAAATTAAGACTGGAAAAATATCCGAAAAAACCTGGAATATTTGTTAGCATAGTATGGTATGGTTCTGAACCCCGCGCTCCACTCGATAAAAATATAAAAATAGTTCCAAAAGGTGTTAAAAACATATGTGCTGAATATATAATGCCGTTTATTGAGCAAGTATCAGACCCGTTTGAATTGAATGCGATCGAGGCGGTGAAACAGTTTTGCGATGCCCAAAATATAGAGAAATCGAGAACATTTCATCAATATTGTAATACACTTCCTGGGAAAATGAAAACCATCGTGGATCGGATTAAATACGGTAAAATCATGTATGAAACACTCATGTATTATCCAGGACAAAGCGTGCATGTGATAGACGGAATGAACGAAATCTATGTGAGTTCCATCGGGGCCGCCGGATCGGATCGCGTGTTTGAGACCCCACATTTAGATGGTCCGTTTTTCTTCCTACCTTTTTGTACGGTTTTGAGAACCGTTTTGGCAGTTCAGGGCAACCGCGGGATAGTCACGGAATTTCCCGCGGTTCATATGACCCGCGCTTTAGAAACGAATGAATTCTTGGTCTTCGATTATAATCGCGATGTTCATTTTATACGCGAATTGGAGAACAATCATGATAAGGCTGACAGGATTTTACTCAAACTGCATTATATTGTAACCCCTGCTTTTGTTCCATTTACAGTTGTTCGATTTTATAGTTCTTTGCATTCAAATTATAACGGGTTTATGAGAACATTGTTTTTACATTCACAAAAAAAGGGCGAAAAGGAGAACATGTTATCGGTGTTCGTGAACCAGGGAACTCTCGCTTACTATTATTTATATCATCACGTCGGCATGTATAATGCGTTATTGATCGTTATTTTGTTATGGAAACTTATGTAATATTACAAGAAAGGGAGGGTCGCAACTACTCCTCGCTACAAAACAATTTACACATGTTGACGGCCTCAATGTTATGTTCCTGACGCTGAAACAAATTCTTGATCATATCGTCGTCGCGAAACCGGATCGAATAGGTCTGTTGAATATTATTACGACCAATGCGTCCCATTGCTTGCATCGTCTTCTGTTGTGTCATGTTTTTAAGATCCTTACCAATGAACCCGTGGCAAAACTGATAGTTCGTTCCATAGATATAATCCGATGACGCGATGATCAAGAATAGCTTTTGCGTATCAGCGAGCTGTTTCATCACCTCCATATAATGAATGTTCGGCTTTTCCAGGAACATTCCGATCCCCAATAATAGTAGGACCTTGAGATTGTTTTCAATATCCAATCCCATGATCGTTTTTGTAGTATATTCGTCGATGCTTGGCAGAAACGCATTCTCCACGATCTCACCACGAGGTGCCCAAACGGCCTGATGTTGCTTGGTATTTGGCACATAGGTTGGATCTAGAGTAATCGCGCGCACTTCCTTGCGTAACTTATTGATTTCTGCCATAAACTCTTGACTTTCCTTGGTCAGGTTTTCACTCTCCGACTTCTTTTCGGCGCTTTCCTCCTTCTCATCGGACAGGGACTTATCTTGTTGTTCCGCAATCAGGCTTTCCAACTTATCGATCTTATACGCGATTTCGTTATTACGCAAAATCTTCGCCATGATGGTCTGAAATAGAACGGGCGAAATATTCGACTGTTGGATATAGAACGAACCGATTTTTTGCACATCATCTGCCAAGAAGATCGTCGGGCCATCTGTAAGAGTGTGCGCATCCGCAGTGGTAATCAAAATCCCGGAAGAAGCGGCCTGTTTTGGGGGCGCCGCTACTGGTTTGCTGTCAGGAACTGCAACACTATAGGTTCTCGTCAAAACATTGTCTGTGGGTTTGGGTGCCTCGACGCTTTTCGCCTTTTGTAAGTATTGCGTGCCCTTGAATTTCGGCTGTTGTGCCGATTTCAAATGCTCATAAATCGCAGGCCATTCTTCCTTCGAAATCTGCCGCAAAAGCACCAGATAATAGTTCTTGAGCGAATTCATGGTGATTTCTGTAATTCCGGCTGAGAAATATTCATCGATCGAATAGGCATCATCGATGAGATCTTCGTCATTCACGTACTCCACAAACCGAATAATTTCGGTAAGATCAAAATAACGTAACAAGGTCTTGTTATTATCACAGAAATCGACGCATTTCATCATTTCGGCGTAATCCGAATAGAGTGTATGCGGAACAACACAATAGCTATCCTTGTTTAAAATCGGGATCGACTTCTTACAATCGTAACTTGTGATCGTGTGAATTTCAGCCTCGTCGAATTTCTCGCGGAAATCTTGAATGACGGACACGATTTCGTCTTCCTTGGGCAACGTCGCACAAGATAAGACCACATTGGGGATTTTGTTCTCGCGCCAGTTACGTTGAATGGTGTCATGTAGACCATGCTCCTCATAATCCATAGTAATCGTAGGTTCATCCCAATATGTAATAATGTTCTCCTTTTCATTGAATGCGAGCATATAACACATCGCAGTATAGTAAGATTGAATGTCGCAAATCATGATCTCGACTTTGGTGCCATTACTGTTATCCACTTTGCCAATACCGCCCGATTTTCGGTTCTTGATATAATCCGATGCTGCAAAATAGTGGAGACGAATATCACTTGCAGTTTCGCATCCAAATGCGAATGCCACCTTTTTCTCCATGGAAATCGCCGATTTTGCCAATGCCAAACCGATATGGCGCGCCACGCAAACGAAGATAATCTTGTAGTTGCTCGCGAGACCGATAGGGGTCATAGTTTTACCCGTACCGGTAGGAGCGCTATACATCACCAATTTGGGTTTGGCATCATCATCGGATGACTGCTTAAATATCGAAAAGATCTGCTTTTGATGAGGAAATAGGGTCCGGTCCTCGTACTTCAATAAGAAGTCGTTTCGTTCAATGAATTCGTAGGCGTTTTCAATAATATTGCTGGGACGGGTATATTTTTCTATTTTTTCGGTGAGTTTATTTACAAACTCCATCACATGACAATTGATGTTACGGATGGACTGCTTTTTCAACTGGATGAGTGTATACAAATAAAATGCGTATCGGTTGACTTTTTTCTGTACGTTTTTCAATAGGTTTTTACAAAGATCGATGACTAGGAATTCGAAAATATTCGACATATTGGACTTGATATTGTTCTCCAAATTCTGCATGCGAATGGTATCGCCACTCTTCAGTTTCTTGATTGCGGCTCCCTCCAGCGTATCGAGCTGAATTTTGAGAACGCCGCCGTATTTGGCGAGCATTTCCTTGATCGGTTCCTGGAAATATTTTTGGTATAAGAAATATTCGGTTTCGGGCGTCATTTCGATTTTCACAAATGAATACATCGATATATTGTCATTGCTACGGATGTTGACATCTTCGTAGCCGTCCGCAATCATGCGTAAAATCTTTTTTTCGTCTACGGAAACGGGAGTTTCAATACTCTCCCATTCCTGGCGCGTCAGTTTTCGTTGAGTGAGATCCATGGTTTTTGATAAAACTAGGTGTTATTTTGCATACCTTTTTCATCTGTTTTGAATTGTCAATTTTTCAGCGGGAGAAGAAAATATAGCGATAATTTATAATGCCTTCAAAAACGGAGAAACGCCGTAAGTGGTCCGCGAAATATAAAAAAAGCATCAACTGTAAGCGTCCTCGTGGATTTTCACAGAAACAGTACTGTAAATATGGAAGAAAGACCAGAAAGACGACATCTAAGTAAACGAGTTTTTTCTTACCACGGATAGTAAGAAAAAACACAAAAATTAATATTTAATTATCCAATACACACCAAAGTTATAAGGACGGGTTTCATTGGCGTTCACTGAAGTTGTGCTATTCGCAACAGTTGTGGTAACGCTTACACCAGTCGAATGATTATTTATATTATCCCAGGTTCTACTTCCTGCATTATCGTATTTTCCAAAACTCGGTGTTGTTCCTGGATAAGCAGATCCGCCAGTTCCATTAAAATCGTCATTTACTGTGTACTGTGTATGAACGTGCCCGGGATCAGTTACAACTGAAGTAGCCGTGTGACTATGTGTTTGGGTTGCGTGGTTCTGAGACGTATTTGCGGCTGGGCCAGAATAACCGCCGTTTGTTCCGGTACCACGTAAAAATGCGCCTTGATAATTGGGTAAATTGAAAGACGTAGTGTTGTTTCCTACGCCAAAGGTGGTGCCAATTATTCTAAATAGAGCCCCGTAAGTTTCTCTGCTTACCGCCGATCCATCGCATATTAACCATCCAGCTGGGGCCGTTCCTACGGTATACGCAGTAACGCTTCCAATCGGAGGCGCAATAGGCACATAATTAATGGTTATAGCAGATGATGCGTTAATGCTGCCATGTACATCAAGTGCTGACTGTGGTGTATTGGTTCCTATGCCAACATTTCCGGTATTTGTGTTACGTATATTGTTGCCAATGCTTCCCCAAAGGCCCTCTTCCGTCAATTCTGGTATGACACCCTCGCGGGGTCTAAATATATTGGTGATCTGATTGTTATAATAAAGGGTTTTGTTGATTACCGAACTTCTACGTCTATTAATGGACATTATAGCTTGTGTATATTATACTCTTCACACATTTTTTAAGTAAAAAATGCATGATATAAATTGCTAAACAACGATTGTTTATTGCGTTTTGGCAAAAACGCCACCCAACAATCGGGCCTTCATTTTATGAAACATTGAATATTGCTTTTCCTCCTGGTTACGTTTATGTATGAAATGAAGCGTCTCGTCGTCCAATACAAAGAGCCTGTACTGTTCTGCTTCATTTTTCCTGGTCAATGACATATATTGCGGGGCGGGCTCAATGCGTTTCTTATGTTTTCGGATCAAATCGTCTACGCTTCTCTTACTGCTGCATGGAATTTGAATAATATCCTCCTTGTTATCAATAAGATACATTTCCTTAATGTGTTGTTTATATTCTCCGCTTCTTGTCGTTGGCATGTTAATGGCCTTGCGTATTAATATATCATTATATTGTGATAAATATGGGTTTATCTTATAAATATCGATATTGTCAACGTTGTTGTAAACGGCAATATGAGCTTTTTCGTATAAGTTTTGAAGAGTATCGGTGCTTGCTATCACCATATTGGATTTATTTGCATTATAACGTTGTATTTCAAAGCGAACAGCCTTGGGTTGAACAACAAATCGCACGGAACGATCGATTTTGCGTTCCGATCTATATACATGATGCATCTCGAAGGATTGAGCGACGTCGGTCATGGTTGGTAATTTTTGAAACGACGGATCTCGAAAAAATTATAGTCAATTTTCCCGAGAAATATCTATGTTGTTTAAAAATATATAAAATACTTACGTATGTAATGTTAACTATGTTATCTGGGTTCTCAACAATCACCGAAATATTTAATAAATCATATAAGAGAATTACGTTCAAAGATGTACAACATGCATTACGCGATCCAAGTCGTTTTGTATTGATAAATACGTTGTCGGTTACTGAACAGGATTGTTTGATCAAGAACACGATGCCTTATGATTTGGAAGAGCGAACGATGAACGAACTCCTCAATAATTATGACTTGAATAGTAAGAAAATTATCGTCTATGGTAAAAACACCACGGACGATAGTGCGGAAAAAAAATATAAGCAATTGTCTGGTCTGGGATTTGGCGAGATCTATATTTATTCGGGTGGAATGTTCGAGTGGATGCTGTTACAGGACATTTATGGCGCGGATGAATTTCCTACCACGAAAAAGGTTCTCGATATTTTGCGTTTTTCTGGGGAAATGCGTCTCAAGTAAAAGGGAGGGTGTTCAGGTGGAACATAAGGTTCCCCGGAATAAGTTTTTGAAATATAAAAGGGAGGGGGCGTCCGGGGGAACCGTGGGTTCCCCGGAATAAGTTTTTGAATTTTTTGTACATAAAAAAATTATGTACAAAAATGCACATAGCATTTGCCATTGGAGTGGCATCGAGGATTTATTATAATACCATTAAGGGTAAGTTGCTGTAATGAACCACTACGCGTGAGTGCTTGCTGGGTTCTTTTATCCTCGTTCTGCTAGACCCGCAACTGAGTAATGGCGATGCTTTTGCATCGGATCTATGCGCGCCGAAACGCATTATAGACATGATTGGGTTGAGTTGCTGTTCGGGTCGTGACATAAAGAAGTGCACTTCTCATATGTCAATATAGGGTCGCTTTCACGGAAGTCTGCAGCCTTCATTCGTGGCGATCCTATTATTCCAATAATTATAGGTTGAGTTGCTGTACGAACCATCTGACGGAATTCGCCTAGGATGCTGGGTTCATTTCGTGTGCTAGACCCCTTTGATAAAAAAACTTTTTTAAAAGTTGCTGTTCGGGTCAAATGTGTGTGTTATTTTTTGCTGTTAGAATTATGATGTGATGCTAAATTCTTTTCTCTACACTATATCTATCGAGTTGGCTTTATACTATTTACAAAATATATTTATCACTTACATTGGATGACTACAAATGAATAGGAGGGGGCGAGCGGGGGAACCTTGGTTCCCCGCTGTTAAATTGCATTATCACCATACACGATCGCGGCCTCGAGCGGAAGATAACGCTCGTTGTCCAGCTGCTTGATAAGGTTACCAAACGGCGACAAGTTCTTGAGCGCCGTCATTCCTTGCTCGCAGAAGAGGTTCAGGACCGTGGGATCGAACCCGCTCATCATCGAACAGTTGGCCTCTGTGGAGAGCACAGGAAATCCGGCGGTGAAGCGCAAGTTCCAGAAGAGGATATGCGGCGGACGGAGCGGCTGACCATACAATCGCATGCCGACGTCAGCGTACTTTTGCTTGATCTGGTCGTAAAGGGTCGCCCACTTTCCGCGCGCTGCAATCTTTTGCGTCTCATTCGGATTGTAATTATGACCGTCGTTCTGAATGTGTAGGTTGTCGTCGATCTGCATGTCCGAGAAGATCGCAAGGACCATGTTCTCGACCTCTGCTGGAGGAACTCGGCGCTCCTCAATCGCGGTAAGGATCATGTCCAACGCGGCGTGGAAATTGGTGCTCATTCCTGCGGTGTTGGACTTATTCCAAATCGCATTAACCATATCCGTGAAGGTGTCTGTGCCCTCCAGATTGATCCACTCCGGCTGCGAGGAGAAAGTGAGAACGCGCTTTCCAAGAATAGACTTCTCAGCAACGCGACATCCCAACGCAACGGCAGCGTTCATTGGATCGCCGTCCATAGAGCCGGACATGTCGACCATGGCAATCATGGGTCCCAGCCCATCCGCATTCTTCTTGTTGCAGTTGTCGCGCCACTGAGAGTTGAGGATATCCTTCTCTTCTTGAGTTCCGCGAGAGCGGAGACTGAGGGCCTCCGCAGTAAACTTCTCCAGTCCGACGTTCTTACCCTTCACCTCCTTGCCGGTGGACTTCAACTTCTCCAAGTATGCCTTGAGGTTCTCGGCGCACTCGACGCGATCGGGATCGTCGCTACGCACCTCATCGCCGTTCTTCGTCCGTGGGAGGTTCATGAACGCGCGACGGTTCTTCGCCATGGTAATCGAAGTCGTCTTCGAATGGTCGATCTCAGCCCAGCGCTTTGCAGCCTGCTTGATCTGAACTGTGTCGAGGTGACGGTTCAGCGTGGAAACCAGAATGCGGTATTGGGTGAGACACTTCTTCTCGGCAGCGGAGCGGGTCTTGGCGCCTCCGTTTGCAACGGCGCTGGCGATGTACTCCGGATAAAACCCAAGCGCGAGCTTCTTGTTGAGCCAGTTGAACGTGGATCCGCGTCCCGGCTTACCAGCGCGAGGAACCCACTTGGCAGCGAGAGACACAGTGAGATCCTTCTTCTCCGGGTCCGCCGATCCATAGAGCTCGCGATCCGCGCTGATCTGTGCATTCATGAAGCAAACACACTGCTCAATCAGCGGATGGTTCTGATCATTGCTTTGGTCAAGAACGTACTTGCAGAAGTGCTTGATGTCCTTCCAGGATCCGTAGGGGATTTGATCGTCCTTAGTAAAGCAATCATTCCACGCACAGTAGTTACGGTAGACGTTCTCGGAAATGATTGCGGTGAGACGCTTCGGTGGGAAGACGAAAAGCGCAATCGCAATCGCAGCGAGACCAGGAAAGTGCTTGTACCATGTCCATACCATCATGTAGGAGATGGCGTATTCGCCCTTTCCGCCCTCGATGTCGCGGGTCTTACCGATGAGCTTGTATAGGACAGTGAGCAAATCCTTGCGCTTTTTCTCTTCGGCATCTGTGGCCGTCTTTACAGAAAGCCTCTGTAAAAGGTTGTCGAGAATTCCGGCTAGCGCGGAAATTCCGTCGGCGGTGGTGCGAACACATTGGAAGTCGAACTGAACGATCTTCTCCTGAAGATCATTGGACCAGTCGAATTCGGCGTGTCCATTTTCGCCGAGGCGAACGGGGGTAAAGTTGTCAAGAGCTTGAACGAGAGCTGCCATGTCTGTGAATTTTGGGTAAAATAAAAACAGGCAGAAAGGTTTCAATTTTTTGGCAGGGAACCAAGGTTCCCCTGCGACCCCCTCCTTTTCGCGAAAAAATTGACATGAGAACTTTTAAATTCAAAATAGGCAAATTCGATCATACAATAATGACCCCCAAGATCTTTTCCGTAGAAGGCAATATTGGTGCTGGTAAGACCACCATTATCGAGAACTTACAAAAATTATTCGCCGAAAACCCCGATGTGATTTTCATCCGAGAACCTGTCGATGTTTGGCAAACCATTCAAGATAAAAACGGAGAAACCATTCTTGCGAAATTCTATGCAGATCCAGCCAAATACGCGTTTACGTTTCAAGTCATGGCGTATTCGACCCGACTTTCGATGTTGAGAAAAATCATCAAGGAGAACCCCAATTGTAAAACCATCATTTGTGAGCGTTCATTAGACGCAGATAAAAATATTTTCGCAAAGATGCTATATGATGACGGACTGATTGACGAAGTCAGTCATCAGATTTATAAGCGGTTCTATGGTGAATTCATTGATGAGTTCCCACTAGAAGGTGTGGTGTATATCGACGCAGATGCAGAGGTCTGTCGCCAGCGTATCACAAAGCGCGCGCGTGAGGGCGAGGAAACGGTTGCGCTGGACTACCTGAAAAAGTGCCAATCTTACCATGAAGAGTGGCTCAATAGAAACACAGCAACCCAAGTTTTACATATTAAGACAAACGACGATGTCACTTATGACCCGAATGATAAAAAGGATAAGGGTAACCTATGGATGCGACAGATCTCGGATTTTATCAATGGGGTTCAGCCGTTGACGCTTCCTGACAATTTGACGATTTGCGAACGTGTTCTGAATACGCTTGAGCAGTTTTATAATCCTAGTTTACATGACGGTTCCGATTAACTTGTAATTCTTGTAAAAACGATAGACGCAGTCGCCTCTTTTGGAACAAGTCCGCTGGGTAATTTTCCAGTCAAATACGAAGGATCGCCAATATGCGATCCTATATCACCGGACCAAAACAAAAGTGAGATTACATCATTTGCAGACAAATCAGCCAACACAGTGTTTGATATGGTGTATATATGATTAGTTTCGGGCGCTTCAACGAGAGTAGATGATCCAGTGATTGCCGTTCCATTTTTTGTTAATACTGACGCACAATCTGTATTTGCGCCAGGAACCAAATTTCCCCCAGATCGAACATCGAGTTTATATGTTAATAAATAAAATCCGCTTGTGGGGACAACAAACCCAGTGGGGTAAGAAAAACTAGGATCCGTGACTGTAGTCCATCCCGACCCAGGTGGTCCACTGGGTGAGTTTTCAAAATAGACAAAGTTAAAATTAGTAGTACTGGTGTGGTTTTGCGAAAGATCACTCCATACAAATATGGAAGAAACAGCGGCGTTTTGTCCTGCTGGACCGGGTGGTCCAATATCGCCAGTGTCTCCTTTGGGACCGGAAGGGCCTGTAGCTCCGTTAGCTCCAGTGTCTCCTTTGGGACCGGCAGGGCCGGCGTCACCATTGGCTCCGGCAGCTCCGGTAGCTCCAGTGTCTCCTTTGGGACCGGCAGGGCCGGCGTCACCATTGGCTCCGGCAGCTCCGGTAGCTCCGGTGTCTCCTTTGGGACCGGCAGGGCCGGCGTCACCATTGGCTCCGGTGTCACCTTTGTCTCCTTTAGGTCCTCGTTCACCCTTCTCGCCAGGGCACCCCTTTTCACCCGGATGACCGCGTGGCCCCCGTTCGCCGGGACAACCCTTTTCTCCTTGATGACCACGAGGGCCCCATGGTCCAGGAGGCCCGGTAGGGCCATCGCAACCATCCTTTCCGTCTTTACCATCTTCACCATCACACCCGTCTTCGCCATCTTCGCCGTCACATCCGTCTTTTCCGTCTTTACCATTTTTTCCATCACGGCCGTCCTCACCGTCTTTTCCGTTTCTTCCGTCGCGGCCATCTTCGCCGTCTTGACCGTCTTCGCCATCTTTGCCATCTTTTCCGTCTTTACCATCCCGCCCGTCGCGCCCATCTTCTCCGTCTTTTCCGTTTTCACCATCTTTGCCATCGCGACCGTCTTTGCCATCGCGACCTGCTTTTCCGGGATTTCCGTTGTCACCGTCCTTGCCGTCTTTACCATCTAACCCGTTTTTGCCGTTTTTGCCATCTTTTCCATCTCTGCATTCCTTTCTTTTTTTAATAGGAGAATTTGAACGGCATCGAGTGCGTCTGGTGTTTTCGCAACCTCTCTTATTTCTTTCGCATTGATACGAAGTTTCGTCGTCAGAGCAATAATCATTGTTTTTGGGCATATAATCGAGATTATATATCTTATGCTAATAAGATATATTATAAAAAAAATATGATTTGTGATCACACATGCAGTGATTAAAACCAGTATTGTAATTTAGTTAAGTGTTATAAAAAAATATTTCCCGTCTTTGCAACATTTTGGCTTGTGGTCCTCTTTGCAACACCTTGGTTTTTTTTCTTTTTTGTGTTTTTTACTGCAGCGATCGCAATGCACCGTAGGTGACTTTTCTTCTTCATCACTGTCAAATTTGCATTTATCGCACCGTACAATCTCGTTTTTTTTGTGAGATTTCGAAGTTTTACGTTTTCTGTAAAATGAACTATCGTCGCTGGAATAGCTATCGCTGGAACAATCGCTATAATTGCGGCATTTGTCGCAATCACAATGTCTTCTGGGCATTGTATAATTTAACGTGTTATTTTATTCTAAATAACGCGTTACGATAAATGCAGTTGTGTGTCAATATTGTGATCACGAAGTTACAATGAAAAATTGAAAGGGGCCTTTCTGTAAAAATGAATGTGCAAAATAATGAGTGATCCGATCGTTTCTATAAAAGAAAAAGGAAAAAAATGGGTAAAAGACAACATTAAGCAAGATGTTCGTACACAATACGGCAGCTTGAAACATCTCCTTTGGGGGCCAATAACAAGCGAGCAGTCTGTGTGTATTAAATTCGGCCACTTTGGCGAATTTATCGCAAAAGAATTAATCAAAACAAATCCAAACCTTGAGCTATTGACGTGTGGCGTTCAAGTAATATGTAACCCAGAAAATGCAAAATCGGATATTGATATACTATATAGAAATAGTGAGGAAAAAAAACTATATTACTATGAGTTAAAAGGAAATATTGTTTTAGATACGGAAAAGAAACCAGCAACTATAGTTAAGTGTAAAAAGATAAAGGAACATCTTTCAAAAACATATAAGGATTATAATATTACGTTCGGAATATTGAATTGGGGCGTTTATTCTAAGACCAGATTGAATATGTTGAAGGAAAGTGAAAATAAAGAAGAAAAAGCGAATGCAAAAAAACTTCTGAAACAAATCGACACTTATACAGAGAGCGAAGATTTGGTTGTTCATCATATGGACGATTTTCTGATTAACGTCAACGTAACTTGGCCAGAAGACAATTTTATTGAGTATTTCAGAGAAATCGGAACAGAATTGAATAACGAATAAAAATCACTAGTTTAGAAAATATCATATAATGCGTCGGTGGCTTCCTCGCCCGCCTCGAACCCAACCTCTTCCGCGGCGATTTCTTTGACCCCAGTTTCAACTTCCTGTTGCATATAAAATTGGTATAAAACTTTGAAATGAAGGCTATTTTCAGGAACTATTTTACAACAATCTGGTTTTAATGTCACTATACATCTTTTATCTTGGTCTTTTCTCTCGTAACTACTTGCGTTATCCAAAATTATCGTGCTGTTATCATTACTAAGTTTCAGTTTTTTTGCGTCGATCGAGTAGAAAATATATTGGATTATTTTACCTGATTTCAACATTTCACCAGCGCCTGAAACTATTGCGTACCATGCGTAAGCATTTTTATTAGTTGTCTTTTGAATTTTAACAATATATACAACATTTATTCCGTCTTTACTGTCAGGTATTTTGATTTGGCATGAAGGTGTTATTTTATTTGCTATTTTTACATTAAATTCTGGTACTTTGAATACTTGATTTGTTGTTTTAAAGAAAAGATGATCAGGCACAATATAACGAACTGTATAATTTTTTTGGTCTAATTTAATACTAGTTTCGTGATAATTTGGACTTAGTTCTCTATCGGATGTGAAACCTCTTTTTATATTTTCTCCTAGATCTCCTCCTTTGCACTTTCTTGTTTTTCTTTTGTTTTTTATATGTCGTCTAGTCTTTGCCATCTATATATTATAATCAATAAAAAACAAATATACACGGACAACAAAATTTACATTAGTCATATGTTACATCATAGCACTTATCGAACTTAATGCTCACCTTCTTCTCGCCAATTCCATAGGTGCGAACAATGTCAGATGGTTTCACGGCATTCAAGGTCAAAATGGAACGAACAACCTCTTTTTTGTTGTTGTAAAGCAAGACCATATAATGCAACTTGTTGTTGTTCATGGTTTCCAACACTATTCTCTTTTTCCCCGCCTGCTTTAATGTGTTGTCGCTCCGAAACTGACTATGGTTTTTAGGGCCATATGTCTTTACTTGGATTTTTGTCTTGCAGTTTCTGCACGCCAAATCACTTCCTTTGTGATTGGGGTCGTCATCGTTTTCGTTATACAATTCTCCGTCACAACGTGGACAACCATTAAGGAGTTCCTGCGCAGCTGTTTCTCCCGCATATCCGATGGTCGTTTGAAGAGAAGTGTTTTTAGAGACGGAAAGACGCAGCCTTCCCTGTGTATCAACGCGCTTCGTCGATCCATTGTTATTGTCTTCAAAATTCTCCGGATATAGCGGTTCTAGGCCAAGAAGCTTACGTCTTGCTAGTAGTTTATACATTTTAACTCATTGATTGGTTGAAATTAGTTAAAATGCCTTTTAAAAGATCAATTTTTTACCGTATTAATTAAATTTCACTACAATCTTCACTGTCTCCTTCTTAATGCACTTACAAGCGGATACAGATAGCTCTTCGCGCTTCTTTCGCGTCTTACTATTATCGCCGACATCGGACAAGTTCTCCAAGCTATCCTTGTTTTTCGACGTACTATTTCTATGGTTCATGTCGTTCTCAATATCTTGATAATTCTGTTCAATGAAGTCCACAATTTTGTTCTCGATCGCCCACTTGAAAAAGTTCAATTGCCCGATGGTCGTCTCCATAAAGTTCTCATTATCATAGGGAATAGTAATACGATCCCAACGACAGAACGGATCGAAACGCTTCTTACTATACGCCTTCAGCTTCAGCTTATAATCATTATATACCTTAAACCGAGTGGTGTCCGCCGATCCTGCGCGAACGGGCATATCATAAATCGTATAGTTCTTCTTAGCAAAATTAGTGACGAACCAATCGACAATACGTAACGAAATCTTGGATTCGCCATTGATAATACGCATCATTTTATTGAGGTTCTCGCGATTGTTGTAAAACTCCATCAGATTTTTCATGAGTAAATCATTTTGTGTTTGTAGATTATTTACGCAATACAATGACATCGGAATAGAAGATCTGGCAAATATTTTTTATGCTCTTTTTAATTTATAATATAAAATCATATAAACGCATTTCGTATGATTTTATATTCGATAAATGCTTCATAACGAGAACTTGATGTGGGAATACGATAACACAATTGATGTGGATGATGAACCGCCCGAAACGGATGGCGATTATGGTGTAAACGGGTTGACGCGTTTGACGAACAGTTTTACGAACGATCTTTCAAATGACAATATTTTTGAGCTCATTTTCAATAATTTTTTTTGGTTAGTACGTGAGTTTTTGGATTGGTTCAACCCCTGGGAAAAGAAATCACAATAATAACAATTTCTTCCGTACATTTATTTCTTCTCCTGTCATATTAATATAAGGTGTTAATTTCTCTTGTTCTGCTATCTGTAAATACCAACCACACATCGAGAATTCCGAAATAGAAATCGTAGAAATATATCCTTGGCATTGGCTAATAAAATATAAATCAGCCATTCCGCTATCCATTGTAAATGGTATTCGATCTGGATGCATTGCGCAGAATACTTCCAGATCTACATGTTTTCCATAGAGTTCGTGTGCTTCGTCCATTCTAAAAAATTGGCAGCGATCAATGGGCAACTGTAATAGTTTCCATTCGGGACGTAGTTTCTGTATTTCGCCCATTTCCTCGTTACTATCGGTCGAAATATAAATATATTCGAAGCCATTTTCCGCGATCATGACATCCATTTTTTCAATATAATCATTTAAATCGAAATAAGCACGCCCAGGCATAGAGCCGTCTTTTCTCACTGTGTCTCCTCTACGTATTTGTACAGCGAGCACTTTTCCGTTTTCGGGCCATTCCATTTCGGCTTTGTATTTTGCCATCATATCTTGAAAATGCGCGCTTAAACGAAACGCATATTTACAACAAGAAAGATAGATAAAAAATACGATGATTTCGCCGGGTGGTTGTATGGGGTTTTTTGAAATAGGTAAATCTTTATGTGTTGATCCAAAGCTATCAAAATAGTAGTTCCAACCCTCTTGGTTCGTATAGTCTTCCTTGTCCATTCTTCCTCGTGCCCATAACCATGGATACCATTCCATATCATTGTGCTTTTTCCAGTGATTGATTTCGCCCTTTCTTGCCATATTATTCATAACGCTTTCTCGCCCACTCATTACGTAGTTTGCCATGAATGAAGTCACTGTGCGAATATTTTTCGCGATAGGATAAAAGGTGAGCGGGATTTCAGATGAATTCTCAGATTGTAACTGCGCTGTGTTTACAACTGCGTTCGTAAACGCCAGATGCTGTTTAAAAAAACGCGTATTTTCCGTCGAAACTTCTTTGATATATTCGGGATCAAAAACGGGATATTGTTCCATATTATAAATATTGCCCATAGATTTTTATATTATTTTATTTGTAAAACGTATAATATTGTGTTACTATAAATGAAGAAACGTAATTGTAATTGCTGCGAAATAGCTGAGGAAGAGTTTGCGTGGTTGATTGGATGGTTTGAAGGCCTAATTGTTGGATGCATTTATTCATGCTATGAACACGTTGATGATGAAGACGTCAATGAACTTGTAAACGGTGCCAAAACGGGCTTTAAAGAAGCAGTATGGGTTGGCCATTTATATAAATAACATGTGTATATAATATATACATATGTTATTCGCGTGGTTTGTATTGGCCGTTCTTCCGTGTTTGACACGAGGCGAAACCTTTTGTCCAGTGGGTTCTCCAATTAAGGATACTCGCCCCGATAAATCGAAATTAAGGCTTGTTCAATATAATGTCGAATGGTTATTTGTCGATTATTATGCGGCATCGGATTGCCCTGGAAATGGTTGCGCATGGAAAAACGCGACGATCGCCCAGGAACATTTGGAACAAGTTTCTACTATAATTCGAGAACTCAATCCGGACATTATCAATCTATGTGAAGTCGAAGGATGCGATGAATTATCGATGTTGGCGAAAACGGATTATACTCCTTACGTGATTAAAGGAAAAGATACATCCACTGGTCAAAATGCTGGTATGCTTACCCGCATTGGTCCAACAACTATGTATAGAACCGAAGAGCGCGTCAAATATCCTATACCAGGATCCACTTGTGGATATACAGGAGCCACAGAAGATAGTGGTGTAAGTAAACATTATATCAGCGAATTTACGATCCAAGGTATAAATCTGGTTTTGGTGGGAGCTCATTTAGTCGCATTTCCCACAGATCCGGCGCGGTGTGCGCAACGTGAGGCACAAGCTCAGGTTCTCCAAAATGCAATTCACGGATATGTAGCCAAGGGATATGAAATCATTGTTATGGGTGATTTCAACGATTTTGATGGCGAAGTCCTTGATGTAAATAATAACAAACCAATTTCCAAGGTTCTCGAAATCGTAAAAGGAGACTTTGGAGAACATGCCGGATCCTATGCATTAACGAATGTCGCCGAAAAAATAGCTCAATCAAAACGCGCCACCGATTGGTGGGATAAAAACGGGGATTGCGCGTCCGTTCCTACGGAGTTTTCCATGATCGATCATGTTCTCGTTTCTGACAAACTATTGGAAAAGGTAACGGGCGCTGCGATTTATTCACAATATCCCGAATTTTGCGGAACACTGAATTCGGATCATTATCCGGTAATCGTGGATTTTTTGTTTTGATAGTATATAATGTCTCTCGCGTCTTCCGATAAATGGAGATTTACTCTCTATACTACGCTTGTTTTGATAGTATTTTTTAATCACTGGACATTTAGCCTAGTAAATTCGCTTTTATCGCGTGTCATTGGACAAACCGCGACAGGAAATGGATGCCCTACTATGTTAGGGTTTGTTGTTCATACCATACTTTTTACTTTAGTTATACGGTATATGATGGATTTGCATCTATAAATTTATATTATTAATGTATATATGCAAAAAACAAATCGCCGCCATCGATCGAGCCGCGTCTCAAAGCGCCGCACCATGAAAAAAATGTCCGGGAAGGGAAAGGGGTTTTTAGAAAGAGCGAATGAAACTTTAAGCACACAATGGATGAGATATAATGGGGATAGAAGCATAAGAAATTTACGTAGACCTTCTGTGGTGGCGTTATTATCCAGAACGATGCGAAATCGACCTGTAGAGATCGAGCGTGATGATCCCGCTATTGCGGCATTGGGAAGGGCCAGAAAAGACGTCGAACCGCATAAACATGGATATTATGGAAAGCCAGAAGAACGAAAAAATAAAACGCAAAGTAAGCGTTAATAGAAATTATCAATAACATGGAGTACGTCATCTGGTAGTTTTGTTTTTCCATCAAAGACGTCTGCCAATGTTTCTATTTTATAGACGTACTTCGGATCCATATACCAGACATGGTCTTCCTTTATGTCAACGAATTCGCTTTCGTATTTATTCACTATCAATGTTGTGTACTGTTTATAGTGAAAAACGGTTAGGAAATTGGCGCGAAAAATCTTCTCGCCATATTTGGTTTTGTAATAAAACGTATATCGTTGTCCATTCTTAAGATCGGACAGTTGCATGATTTTTGATTAGCATAAATAATGATGGAACAAGGGTATCAATTTTTCGAGATCGCGTATAAATATAAATGAATTTTTATATTTATTCAAGTGTCAAAATAAAATAATACGCAACTGCATAAATGCAGTACGTTTAGTTGGAGTAGGCGACACCAGCCATGCCAGACATGACACGGAGGACGTTGTAGTTCACGGCGTACACACGGACCTTGGCAGTGGCAGTGCCGGCAACGGCGCCCGACGAAAGGACGAGCTGGAGCACGGCGTTGTCAATGCGCGAGAAGTTGCACGAGCCAGAGGGCTGGTGCTCCTCAGGGCGGAGGGCGAAGGAGTACACGTTGATGCCCGTATCGGGGGCACGGGTGTGGTGCTGGAAGGGCTGGACAACGTCGAAGTAGGATCCCTCACGCTCAGAGAAGCGGTCCTGGCCGTTAAGCTGGAGCTTGGCCGTGACGACGGGGTTCTCACCCCAGCAGTGCATGTCGAGGGCGGTCTCAGCGAGCACGAAGGTGCCGGCATCCGAAACACCCGAGGCAGAGCCGGTGCTGGCGGAAAAGGGGGCAAGGTTGGCCGTGCCGTCGTTCCACTGACCAGTGACGTTCACGTTGGCGGCGCCAGCCATCTGGAAGAGGCCGGAGGCGTTGATGAACTCGTTGCCAGTGGAGCCGCCAGTCTCGAGAGGACCACCGAAGGCGTGGATGGCGTTGGGGAGGGCATCAAGAGCATCCGTGTAGTTGAAGGGCTGGGCACCGAGGGTGCGGAAGAGGACCGAGCCGGCATCGAGGGACGCGCAGTAGTCAACGTTGGCATCAGGCTGGACAACCCAGATAAGCTCCTTCACGGGGTGGTTGAAGTTGAGCTTGATCTTGTTGGAGGAGGAGCCGACAGACTCGTCACCCGTGAACTGGAGCTGCTCAATGAGGTACTCGTGGGGGTTCTGGGCCATCTTGCGGCGCTCATCCGTGTCGAGGAAGATGTAGTCGACGTAGAGGGACGCGGCAACAAGGGACTGCTGGTAGGCGGCAGACACAGACTGGGTGCCGGTGGCACCAGCCTCGAGGGTCTGGACGGCCCAGAGGCACTCACCAATGGGGCGGAAGTCGATGTTGATCTTCACCTCGTGGTACTGGAGAGCAATGAGGGGAAGGGCAAGACCGGGGTTGCGGTTGAACCAGAACTGAAGGGGGATGTAGAGGGTGGTCTCAGGGAGAGCCTTGCGGGGGGCGCACACCTGGGCGGGGCCACCGGCGGCGGCGCAAGGGCCGGAGATCTCAGCGAAGGCGGGGTCCGTGATGTAGGTGAGGCTGGTCGTGTTGCCAATCATCTTGAAGTAACCACGCTGTTGCTCGGAGGAGAGCGTAAGCTGGTTCCAGATGTGGAGCCAATCACCGTATTGGCGGTCAATGCGCTGGCCACCAATCTCAACCTCAACCTGGGCGATGATCTGCTCGCCGATGAAGTCCAACCAGCGGGCATAGACGCCAGCGGCAGAGGAGACAGCCATGTTCTGGTTGATCTCAGGAAGGGTGAGCTGGAGGTACGTGCGGTAGGCAAGATCGCCGTTGCGGCTGATCGTGCAGGTCACGCGGCGGCCGAAGTCAGCCTGGCCGGAGAAGGTCTGCTCGATGCTCTCCGTGGCGAAGTTGGTGTGGCGGCGGTACGACACCTTCCAGAAGGTGATCTCAGGGGTTCCCGTAAGGAAAACGTCTTGGGCGCCATAGGCGACAAGTTGCATAAGAGCTCCTCCCATTTTATGGTTATATACTTCCGGAAGAAAATAATTCTGGGTAAATTGCTAAATTAAAAAATTAATAGCGGATGCGCAGATGTTAATTATACCAATAAAATAATTAACGTCGATGGATTTTCACAGCTAAACTGATGTGGTGTTTTGTATATTACAAAAATAATCACGGTTCGGACAGAATATCCGTGGTTGTGGCATTCTGAATAACAAAATTTTCTAAATAGTTCTCTTGGAATATTTCGCGGCGATTTTCGTGTTTTTTCGTAAAAATATACGTGTCTTGTGATTTCTTGATTGACCATCCATCACCCAAAGCATTCATAATAAAGAGCATCTTTTGAAATTGTTTTTTATTCATTTGAATGTTAGATGGGAGATTGATCGACATAGATGCTGTTTCCATTTCCTATATATTGGTTAAATATTGCGAAAACCCGAGTTTTACGATAATAAAAATGTAGGAATAATATATAATGGCGTTTGACGGAACAAAAATAGTGTTTCCCACCAATGAAGATGTATTGTTTATGGGAGAAAATATATTTGGTCACGATTTCATTCATGATTTCAATACGGTAAATATGTTGGATCGGTTATCGAGAATAGGAAGTGACATCGATAAAATAGCAACGGCGATGATGACGGGAGGAAATCCCGATGAATATATATTGGATGAACAATTAAACAAATATTTAGAATGTGGCGATGCGGAAACTTATAATAACATAAGATCGATCGCTTACCAACTTCCTCATTTAGAAATTCATTTTAGTGGTAGATCGAATACACGGTCGTCTGTAAAATTGATACAAAATACGAAGGCGCTTATATGCGAAAGTAAATTATTTGTTATGGGATTTTTTAATTCAGTTGCGTCGGAAGGAGAAATAACAGAAGAACTCATGCTAGGAGGTAAAGTTCAACGAGCCAATGACGATCGTTCTGTTTTAAAAACTGGCAATCGTCTTTCTGGTAAATTTAATAGACCCGTTTCGACAAAAATTCCTCTCAGAATAAAACAAAAAGACATTGTTTATGCGAAAACTTATGATAAATCTTTATATCAATGTGTGAAAACAGGATTTGATGCGGCAATTACAGATGCCGCGCAAAACGCCCCTGAAATGAAAGCCTATTTTGAATTCATGAAAAAGTTATACTTGTTTTTCGAAAACAGTGAGGTACATCCATTCACCACGTTTAATAATTCTTTTATAGAAGATGCAATGGCTATCTATGTTTTTGATCCATCTTACTTTGATAATGATGAAAAAATTTATGAAGTATTATCTTTACTTCAAAATAGTGGAAACGCGGAACAGGAGATGGAAGAAGTTGAACATGAAATGGAAATGAACGGAGGAGCACCAGTTACAATCGAATTGCTTTCTGCATTTCGAGATAAAATAAAAGAAGAATGTGGCGAATTGTTTAACTATATCACTGACGGAACGCCGTTGCGCGATCCTGAGGAGTTTTTCACAAAGGCGACTTCATATAAAACCGAATTATCGTCCTTTGACGAATCCAGGGATCCAGATGAAGTTAAATTGGACAAGTTAATTAAACAACTAAAAGGGCGCGTTGGTCCAAAGCACGCGGTCTTAACAACAAATAGAGACAAATATAATCGCGCGAGCACCCGAAATAAAGCTTCAGAATTAACGCGATATTATCATGCGTTGTCTGATTTTATTATTACTTCTTTATACGAAACTATAAACGTTTTCTTAGACGATAGAGAGGAAAGATTATCAAGATCTGTTCCAGAGGGATCATTAAATCAATTACAGGTGGCTAATGTGCAAAAAATAGCGGCCACAGTTGCTTTTTGCGTTAAAACTTATGTTGGTGTTGGAACTGGAACAAACGCTTTATTAAACGCACAGCAACAAATATTACAACATATATCAAATAATAAGAACATAGGCAGCGCAGATAGTAACCTTCTTAATGCGTTTCGCGCCTACGTCAATGGGATTGATCGAACTAAAGCAATAGACCAAAGAGCGATTGCAGCAAAAATCAGTACTACTAAAGTAAAAAATGTTTTACGAGTTATTGATAATGCCGCCCCTCAAGAAGCTTTTAGATCAATGGGCATAACAGATAAACAAATTTATTGCCCAAATAGCTCCATTGTTGATCCCATGGGAAGCTTTGGTAGTTGTTCAGGCATAGGAGAAAACACGAGAAGAGAAAAATATCATATGAAATTTATGATTTCAACAGAGGATGAGCGCAATTCTTATATTGGGCAGTCTCTATACGGAAGTGATAAAATATTAAAAGTTATGTATTACGCAAACTTCAATGAATTTATTTTACCGCATGTTGAGACGGAAATTGACATGACGTCGACTAAAAATATTACGGTTCTTTCTGCGAATAATACATTTAAATCGGTTATCAATAAGGTATTGCTTATATGGAAAACAAGAATCGTTGGTGCATTGCCCTCTCCCGCCGTATTTTGGGACATGTTGAAAAATAAAGCCATATTTTCGGAATTGGTTTCCGTGGGTTCTCTTAAAAGCGTGGGTGATCTTTATCAGGAAATAAATAGTTCGGCAAAAAACGGAGCATATACAGGAACGGGAAGCGACGCCATCGTATCTTCTTATAGAATTGGAGCTATGGGAGATCGTCCATCTGGTGTTCGTGCTGGATATATACTTTTTCGCGCAATAAGCGGAAAACATCCAACCGCGATTGCAGGGTATTTTGATAAAACTGGACCCAATACATTTGCCATAATCAATGAACAAGCGTTACGCGGAGGAAGAACAAAGAAGAGATCCAAACACAATAAGAAACAATCACGTAAATTAAAAGCATAAAAGTATTTATTCTTCGAAAGAGATTAAAAAAACCGCTTCATTTATATTAAAAATATACATGAACCAAAAACAAAAAAAGGTACCCAAACAAATGAACACAATAGACGAAAAACACACAGAAATGCTGAATTTATTTCATGAAAACGAAACTACCACAATACCCAAATTAATCGAAGAAAAAGAGATCTTAAAATCCAAGGTCTCGTCCTTGAAAGAGCATGAAATAGACGCCTATATGGAAATCAAGGATCGCGTGACTTTCATTAATAAACAGATCAAGGAATTGAAACAACAAAAGAAACGCTATCTATTGGAGAACTCCAAATATGTATTTGACTATTTCGAAGAGAAAAAGAAGATCAATACAGGTGGGAATAACCAAAATGTGGTTGTTCTCAATTCCTTCTTTAAAATCAAGGGAAAGACGCCATCCTCTTCGGATCTACAAAGTGATAAATATAACCAATCCAAACGATCCTACCAAAACTATTGGAGAAACGTCAATAACGACGTGTTGAATGTACAAGATTTTATTGTCGCCTCAGACGTCTGTGAAATCTGTAACAATGGAGAACTTATTCCGCAAGACGAAGAAGGGGTTTTGATCTGTAATAATCAAAATTGCGGTAAATTCGTAACTTATATCGTGGATAGTTCGAAGCCCACCAATAAAGAACCACCTAATGAAGTATCCTATACCGCATATATACGTCTTAACCATTTCAAAGAGATATTGTCGCAATTCCAGGCCAAAGAGACGACGCAAATTCCGGAGGAGGTTATCGAGGCTATCCGTAATCGTATCAAGAAAGAACGCATCAAGGATATGACATTGATCAATTATGATAAGATGCGTGATATTTTACGAAAGCTCGGATTTAATAAGTATTTCGAACATATTCAATATATCAACTCGATATTTGGCATTAAACCGCCAATTATGAATGAAGAATTACATGAGACCTTATGTGTTCTCTTTATTGAGATCCAAAAACCATGGGCGATGCATTGTCCTGCCAATCGTACGAATTTCTTTAATTATACGTATACGCTCTTTCAATTATGTGTGCTACTGGATCAAACCCAGTATTTGCCGTATATTCCGATGATGAAGGATCGCGAAAAACAGTTGGAGCAGGATATGATATGGAAGAAAGTATGCCAGGACTTGGATTGGGAATTTTTCCCCACCGTATAAGATTTTCCCCCTCACATTTGAGAACAAAATCAAAATAACATCTCATCAACTAGTAAGATGTTATTTAACGGCGCTTGTGCGTCTTATTGCGACGAGAGCGGCAATATGTTCTCTTACGACCGGACGCGGTTTTGCAACTTTTGGGGGCATGTGCGCATTTGCTGGGGGAACGCTTCTTGCAGGTAACCTTTTTGTTTGCCATTATATAAAATAAACACATTTTATTTTATAAAACTAGTAAGATGTTATTGTTTGGGCTTAAGCCATTCGGAGACCACCAATCAAATTGGCGCCTAAACCAAAGCCAGCACCGGCGCGGGCAGATTCACCGATCGAGGGGACGAACACATCAAGGATGCTAAAGGTGGCCGCGGCGGAAAGGGCCAAGATGATCACCTCCTCAAGGTTAAGGGACTTCTTGGGGATGACAACGGCAACGAGGGCGATGACGATACCAAGCACCAAGTACTTGATGATGCGCTTGACAAGTTCGGAAAAGTTGACCATGCTGCTCATTTTGAGATATATATTATGAAAACAAAAAAAAATAAGGGAACGGCAATTATTATTTTATTGCTAAATCACTTAAATATTGTTGCCGTTCACTAATATATAATATGTCGGATTTTGAGAAGAAAACTTTGGAGAACGGACAACCAAATCCTAAATATATTGATCTCTGTGACGAGGATCAACCAATTTCTGGCCAAAAGTTTGTATGTATGTCATTCGTTTCTCCCGAAAAAATACTAAAGAAGCGTGAAGTGTATCTGTTCGATCAGTTTCTGCAACAATGGGATTTTACTAAATCTATGGAAAAGTTCTCCGATTTTTTGCAGTTCCTTTCATTCAAGTTTAATCTAAACGTAGAGGAAGTGTTAAAGAGCTTTGAGGAGTTCAAGCAAGAAGAAAGTGCTAAATTAAAGGAGAACTCTGTAGATGATGACTTCAAGAACTTTTTGGATAAGCACGAAGATAAATTGACCGAGAAATTTAACCGCGAACATGCATTCCAAACTTCAGTACGCGGCCTCAAAGTGCGCGGTGTGTTCCCCACACAGGAGGAGGCGGAGATGAAGTGCAAGAAGTTGCGCGAGTATGATCCCAATCATGACATCTATGTGGGTCCGGTTGGTATGTGGATCCCATGGGACCCCGATGCGTATAAGACTGGTCGCATGGAGTATTTGGAGGAAAATCTCAATGAGCTGCATAAGGCTAAGCTCGCGAATGAGGAGAAGGCGAAGCAGGAGTTTGAGAAGCGCGTCAAGGATGCCAAGAAGAAGGCGATCGAGGAGAACATCAAATTGGCCACGAAGTCCGGTAACGTTCTTACCCAGACTATGGACGAGCAAGGCAATTTGATCGGGGTCAAGGAGACTGTGAATTTTGAGGAGCGCGAAGTGGCTGATGTAGAGAGCACGAATTTACATAACGAGATGTTGCTTCAAAACGTTCGCAAGGCCAAGGAGCAAGAGCAAGAACAGGAAGTTTTACCGGTGGATTAATACAATTTACAAAAAACCGATATAAAAAGAAAATACAACTATAGTATGTGTGAATGAAAATTCACACCCATTGCTTTGTTAGCTCAGTCGGTAGAGCATGCGGCTGTTAACCGCAAGGTCATAGGTTCAATCCCTATACAAAGCGAAAAATAATTTGTTGCTTAAGTAGTAACAAATTATTCGACTAATGTCTTCCATGTGAAATTCTCGTAATTTACTGTTTTGCCCTCGATGTTCGAAAACGACGCGCGCTGTATTCCTAGTTTGGGGTTAAAAATATACCAATTGTTAGCGGGCTGTAATTTTTTCCAATATTGATCCAATGCATAGACGTTATATTTTGAATAATCTTTTTCAAGTAACTCGGCGCTTTCTATAAAATTTTCTAACAGCACTGGAGCAAAGGCTTTCGATACAATATACCCAGAGGCGGTTTGCCCGTCGATAACTTTGTTTAAAAAATTATATTCGGTAGGCTTACTCTTTAATATGAGACCAGACAACATGCAAATATCAAATTGTATGCCTCCTTCGAATAAATTGGAGAACATTTTGGGAAGGCGGTCTAACGTATCTTCATTGAATATAAAATCGTCTTCAAAAATCATACAATAGTTATCATCGGATTGAATGAAACTTTTCAGTGCCTTTATGTGCGACAATGAACATCCTAAACCGCCCTTTTTTTCTTTATATACGCCCGGAATACGAACAATGTTTTGTTCAGGGAAATTAATCTTTGAGATTTCTTCTAAGAATTCGGCATTTCTGTCGGGTCGGCTATCTAGATTGATATAATAAATGGTTCCTATATATTTTTCTATTCCTGAAGGTTTGTTCTCAAATCCTTGAATAATTTTACCATTTTTTGTAACATACGCGAGAACAAAAACAAGAAAGATAAAGAGACAGATAAATATAATCGCTATGTTTTTCTTCATTTATAGTATTTGTAGAATAAAAATTTGGCCCATTTTAAGAAGCAATCATAGTATTAGGTTCTCAAAAATTAGGGCTACTATCCAACAACTGAATAATATTATTGATGATACCAATAATCACTACCTTTGGTTGGTTTGTGTAAACTGCTTGAGCTATACCATACATAAGTTTATATATGTCTCGCTTTTTATGTAGTTCGGCGGTGGGCGCAACAGGAGGAGCAACAACAGGAGGAATTACTATTGCAGGAGGTACGGAAGGAACAAGAGGCAAAACGTTCTGCTGGAATTGCCCCAAATAATTACCAGGAGGTGAAGTATTCATCACAATATACGCCTCTGTTGTGATAGGATCTATTGAAATTCCTATAGCGAAAGCACTGCTTGATTTCCATACCAAACATGTAAAATGACCAGTAGTTGCCGAAAATCCAGGTTTTGCAAAATCGTAACTAGCAATTTCATTATACCAAGCGTCGATGCTTTTTTTAATAAGTAAAACTGGTTCTATTCCATAACCTTGAAAATAAGCCAAATTTTCTCCATAGAGAGGATTGTTGCTATGTTGCATTACATGTTTTGAAACTAAATTGTTAGACCAAGATTGCGCTGTTGTATAGATAACCGTGTCCCATGACATGGGAGGCGCCTGGTTTTTACTTCTGTAATTGTTTACATAATCAGTTATCTCAGTGATTTGAGAGGGCGTTAGGGAGATCCCGGAGACAGACATATATCATATTTGAATAATAATTTTAACTCCTAAAAAATAATTTACATAAGCATAATACGTCACACTTGTAAGTACCAAATTACAGAATTGGCAATCATGTGCACGAAATATCTTTTATTACAAAGAATATAAAATTATTTTCGTAGATTAAATGTAGTATGCATACATTTTACCAAATCGTTCAATATTTATTTAACAATAATGCGCCTATTATGTATCTTGACGGCACGTTTGAACAAAGTTCCGAATATATGCAGTCAATATACCAAGAGCGGATTAAGTCGCGAGATGCTCCAAAATTGGGCACAGTAAAACAGTTCTTTTTCATGTATATGATTACTAATAAATATAGCGTTATTAGCAAATTTGCTCTATTGAAGGAAGTGTTTGAAAACATTTTTTCAAACAAAGAGACACAGGAAGAGTTTTTGAACCATTTCTGTAAGATGCAAAGGATCTATTTTTTATTGGTAAAACACGCATATCGTTATAAGATGAGGAAATCGCCGGTTCAAGTTTCCACTGATGTGTTCATGACACCATTACGCGAGGGGGACGGCAAAACGCTCGCGATAGTCCAGTATGGAAAAAAATATTTATTTTCCACCAGCGACTTGATCAATATCATTAACTCGTCTTTGAGTAATACGAGCTACTTTTTCGCAGAACCGTTGGTGTGTAAAAACCCGTATAACAATATTCCGTTTAACAAATCGACGCTCTATAATATGTATTTCTTCATAAAGAAATCCACTTTCTTACTACCCATCCTATTTCATTACTATTTCATGGAGAATTTTAATCTCAAGCTGTTCGGCGAAAAGCACGAGATACTTATCCGCGAAAAGTCGATCAAGCGTCATGTCGAAAAATCGGGCGTCAATGAACTGTATGACGAAATAACAACCATATTACATGTCAATAGATATACGAGAAAACTTCATATCGACGACGATTTTCCGAAAGATCGATTGGTGAATATTATGAGACCATATTTGCATTTATACTATTCATACACATGTTCCACCGATTTAGTAAAACGAGATGCTTATGAAAAGGAATTTAATGAGAAGATGATGAACTTTTACTTATACAATAAACAGTTTGGAAGGAAATATTACAAGCGAGAAATGAGAACGACAAACCCGTTTATTAGACATAGAAAACACAAATATATTATTACATTTAACGATGATCATTTAAAATTCAACAATGCAGATGAGGAATTGCGGGATTTTAAATATAGTCACATTCATATGGCCAAATTAAACGACGACGATGATGACGATGAGGAAGAAAGTGTTACCGATGTTGATGAATAAAATGTATGTATATATAAAATGAAAATCTCTTTAAAAAAAACTTTCGTAATAATAGCATTGGTAATGATTATTATCATTGCCGCGGCTTTTTTATATAAAAAAACAGAACCATTTGAAAACATATCGAAAACGACAATAGTATCTATTTTAGATAGGCGCGCGGGATTTTATTCGATGTTATTTTTTACATTGAACCACTATATTTTTTGCAAGACCAATCGTATAAATTTTCGAATAAATTCCGATAATTGGTTATTTAAATCAAAAAATGGATGGACGGATTACTTTGAAGATGTTAGATTGAATTATTATGATCAAGAAGACGACATGGAAGAAAACATAATCATAGACAAATTAGGTAATTATACCATTCAGGAATATAAAGATGCTATAGCGGAGTTTTATCATTACAACGAAAGAACAAAACACGAGATCGCGAAAACAAAACAGATGTATAATTTAATCGACGGAGCATATGATACAATTTTTATAAGAAGAGGGGATAAATTAGGAGAAGAGAGCAAATTTTTATCCGAAGAAATATATTTGAACCTATTACTAGAAAAAAGCCCACATTGTAAGGTATTGTTTGTGCAGACTGATGATTATAATTCTTACATAAACATACAAAAATTAATAAAGAACAACAATCTTGATATTAAAGCACTTACTCTATGCGATCCCAATAGCAATGGTGTAATTGTGTATGGTTCTCAAAAGAATATTTTGAATAATGCTGTGCATAACAATGATGACAATAAGGAATATTTATCCTCAATTATTGATAAATTGAACGCGTCAAAATCCGTTGAAGAAATGGATAGCGAAGAAATTTACAAACATTCTATGGACATGATTATTGGAATAGACATATTGGCGAATTCGAATGTTTGTGTTACGGATTATCAATCAAACGTTTCCAGATTTATCAAATTAAAGCATAAGCATCCTGAAAACGTATATAATATAATGGATCCTACGAACGATATTGACTATTTTAAATCGGCATTTCCTGCACATGGGTTCGAATAATTTATAATAATATTATACATGAGACGTAATATTATTATAGGCATAGGGGTGTTAGTTTTATTAAGCATTATCATTCTTGCTTATTCTTATTTAAAAGGCTGTGGTTGTAATAAGCAGAGAGAGGGTTTTTCGAAAAAAATACAAATTATCTATTATGCATATTTAAGAAAAGAGAAATGGCGTTATATAGTTTTGCCACAAATGCAAGATATTGTAGACAGCGGTATTTTAGAGGAAGCCGATTTACTTGTCGCGCTTTCGGGTGATCAGCGGCTTATGCACGAAGCAGAAATGGAAATTCGTAAAATAGTTGATCCGCATTTAGTAAACTTACGTTTTACGCATACTGAAGAAAACTTATACGAATATCCTGGGCTAAAAGCGCTATATGAAGAAAGCGTGAAGAACCCCGATAAAATTTACCTGTATTTCCATTCTAAGGGAATGTGGTTTTGGGGAGACGAGCCAGTAAGATATTATGGAGAAAAAATATTATTTGATACCGTAATTAAACCCTGGAAAGACGCAATAGAAATATTCAACACAAGACCGAAAATAAATAAGGTGTGTTTCGGGTGTTCAGACACAGGGTTTTGTTGGTATAATTTTTATTGGGTGAAAGGAAGTTATGTTGCTACATTAAACCCGCCAATTATTTCCAAAGATCGATATTATTATGAATATTATATTGGTGAAGCAAGAGAAAAATTAGGGTACGAAGACTGTTATAACTTTGTTTACAATAATCAAAAACCTTTTTTTAAACGCGATGAAATCAATCAGTATATAGATAAATATAGACCATTAAATGAACCGCCTGAAGAAGTTCCATAAAATAAGTGATTTGTTATGATTTTTAATAACAAATTACTTTTGTAAGACGTCTACCATTTTGATTTCTTCACATTGATCGCCTGACCCGTCTTCTTTTTTGATTTTGAAGGATCATATGCATCATCTTCATCATCAGATCCCATCCCTTTGGAAATATCCCAAAATTCTTTGGAACCCAAACGGAACTCGGGGTGGTCCTGTGCTTTATACCAAAATATTTGGTCAGTAAGCTTATTCGATTTGGCGTTATTATTGATCACCAAGCATTCATAGTTTTCTGTGGTTTGGTCCATCACAGCACTAAACGATTCCATGGTAGGAAACATACTTGCGTAGTTCTCCCAAATACGTTTACGATTTGTCATATAGGGTTCGCGCAAAATAAAGACATAATCGATGTTTGTACGAAGGTTGGGAGGAATACCAAGAGGATATTGCATAGTAATGATCAACATAATCTTCCAATGACGCCCGTTCATGAAAAGAAGGCGCATCATTTTATCACGTGTCCATGACTGATCGTAAAGACAATCGTCAAGAATAACGAAAGCGCGAGGATCAATTTGGGTGCGTTTATACATCTCGATGTCTTTGTTCACTTGTTTTAACACCGCTTTTTGGCGACGTAAAATGTTCTCAATAAGGATCGTATTATACTCTTCATGAATGAATAATTTGGGGACATGTGCAGCATAAAACCCGTTACCTGCTTCAGTCCCTGAAATAACGGTCCCTAGCGGAACATCCTGGTGATAAAATAATAGATCACGAACAAGATAAGACTTGCCCGTGTCACGTCTGCCGATCATAACAATAACGGGCCCTTTATTCTCATCAGGCTTAAATGTGATTGAACGCATATCAAATTTTTTTAACTCTAAAGTCATTGAGTAACTGTATATTCATATTCACATATTAATTTTCTTTCAATTTATACGAAACGGCTATTGGTTTAAAATCATAGTTAAAAAATGTTTTAGGATAGCATATACATTTATACAGACTATGAATGTTAATGATACTGCTAAATTCGCGATACATTATTCGAAAACGAAGCCCTTACAACTGAAACCTTTAGAAGAAAATTACAAACCAAAGAATGATGACGCCGAGCATAACTATAATCCGTTTCGCATTCAGAAATTACAAAATTACAACCCTATTTATTCCGAGTTTTTTGAAATGACCCCGAAAAATTATGATACAATCGGGCTAAATCATAAATATCACATTCAAGATCTCGATACCATTATTCATCAAGAAACCAAAGAAAAATTAAACCGTCCTGTCTTCATAAAATATTCACCGGTGTTGGATCCGCTCAAATATATGATTGGGCGATATGACATTACTGATAATAAACCAACCGCATTACCTGACATCTCGTTGGATAAAGAGAAGACGCTTCCTAAGCTTGTGGATTATAACAATGCTTCTTATGTGGATAATTTTTTCTGTTATTTGATGAGCAAAATGTTACACGCGCATAATGTGCCGCATTGTACTGATTATTACGGATCCTTTTTGGGGGTCCAGGAGAAATTCAAGATGAATGTTGCCGACGACTTGGAATATCTTAATGCATCTAGCTATTTTAACGATAACGTGGGTAAATTATTTGTGGTGGCCGATGGGGTGAAAGGCGATTATACTAATTTCGGTTCTCGCGGACACAAGAATAAGTTGCATATTTCCGCAAGAAATCCCGATGATTTGCCCGTAATACAGATCGATAATTTAAACAATCTCGCTGAACTCGAAGTAGAAACATTGGATATTAATTTGGACGACAACTTGGTATATGAAAACAAAAAGAAATCGAAACGCGCGAATAGCGAAACGTCGTCTTCTTCGAATTCTTCCAATAATAGTGAGGTGAACTATAGTTCCGATGATAATTCCGACGCGGGCTCTGCCGATGAAGATGAAGACGAAGAAAACTACGAAACTTGTTCCGATGACGACACCAACGACAGATCGGAGAACTCAGGTAGTTCATTCGATGACAACATTTCGGTTTATATTCACAATTTCCCAGTGCAGTTGATATGCTTGGAAAAATGCGACGGAACCATGGACGAGCTCTTTATTAAAAACAAAATTACCACGGAGAACGCATCGAGCATGTTGTTACAAGTGATTTTTACGCTTCTTATTTTACAAAAGAGTTTTCATTTTACACATAACGATCTTCATACCAATAATATTATGTTTGTGAAAACATCGCAGGAATTCTTGTACTATAAATTCAATAACAAATATTATAAGGTCCCTACGTATGGTAAGATATTCAAGATCATCGATTTCGGTAGAAGCATCTATCGGTTTCAAGGGAAGCAATTTTGTAGCGATAGTTTTGCACCAGGAGGAGATGCTGCGTCTCAATACAATTTCGAGCCATTTATGAATAATAAAAAACCCAGATTGGAGCCAAACTATAGTTTTGATTTATCGCGATTGGGAACGTCAATCTATGATTTTTTAATTGATGATGAGAACCAAGGGAAAATGGACGCGTTACAAGAAACGATACATCGTTGGTGCACCGATGATAATGGTAAGAATTTGTTGTATAAGAAGAACGGCGAGGAACGTTATCCCAATTTCAAACTTTATAAGATGATTGTGAGAACCGTTCATAAACACACTCCGGAAAATCAATTGAAATTTGCGTATTTTAACCAATATGAAGCTAAGGAGCCTGCCGATAAATCGGGAGTTATTGATATTGATGCTCTTCCCACGTATGCCTAGCATGGAACCTTGCAGGGAACCTACGGTTCGACGTTTCGCGGTTTAACTTCGTTAAACCTCGAAAGTCCTTTTAGACGGCGCTTATGCGCCGTCGTCGAACCCCCGGACGCCCCCTCCCTTATTCAGGGATAGTTTGAGAAATAACTTCTGGTCATTTACACAGAGGTTATTTTAAGGGAGGGGGCGTCCGGGGGAACCGTCGGTTCCCCGGAACTTAGTTACCAATAAGAGATTCCATATTATGGCGCTGGTCAACAATATTCGGATACATCATCATTAATCTCAACTTATCGTGTATGCCAGAGAACTGTAGTTTCTGATCTATTTGCTGGTCCATATATTTTGTAGCATTCAAAATATGGTCGATGTTTTTATTTTTTACCAATATAGCTACCGTTCCGAATAAATAATTACCCTTATCGAAATAAAAAATATTATCTTTCAGCGGTTCACCATGATTTTTCTCTATTGTGGCGTCTTTATTATATTCATTTGAATTATTCTGTAAGTATAACATATCAAAATCGACGGATTGAAGTGTATCCAATGCGGCCTGTATTTTGTTCTCGAAATCGTCGTCTATAATCTCAAAATCATCTTCTAAAATAACAGAATATCCTTTCGGATCACCTTTTTCTTTAATAATGTTATAGACTTTCAAGTCGCTTAGATATAAACCGATTTCGCCGCGGCGACGTTTATCTTTATTTGCGAATTCGGGTGCAATAACCTTTTTCTTAACAAGTGCATCAATGTCGACATCGGCTCCTACAATTGCGTCAATTTTTTTAATAGGAACGCTTAATTTTGCCTGTTGATCCGAAATATTTGCTAAGCGCTGTTCGCTATTCATAGTAATTACGTAATAATCAATCGGATGACCTTCTCCATTATAAAATCCTTCTTTATAGAAAGGATGAGATAGATACCATATAAATAAAATAGCGATTAGAATGTAAAATAGACCATTCATTTTATAATATAGTCATATTATAAAATTTACTAAATTCCTACTCTTGGTTTGTGATAAGCAAATTATGTAACTTTGAAAAGACGCGATCTCGCATTTGATCGTCCATCGCCATAAAATGGAGAACATATCGTTCAGGAGGAGACAGTTGAGTATTATCTGCGTATGTTTTTACTTCATGAAATACCGAATTGAATTCTGTTTCGGGAGCAACACTGATAGTAGATGTATCGATACCTTCGATTTTGTTTTCAACCATATCTGATAGTGCCCATTGTTCAAACGCGAACTCTGTATAGTCATATCGGAGATCCCACCACTTTCTCAATATAATTTGTGCATTTATTGTGCTTCTTGCTATCACCGCGCCGCCATTGACTTTATATTTTCCGTCCGAGTTTTTTTCGTCGGAGCAAACAATAATGTCGCCCTTGTATTTTTCTAATAGGCTCTCTATTTTGACGCTTTGATCATAAAATATGGCGTCAGAATCGATGTACATAACAAAATCGTAATTTCGCCGTATTAAATCTAACATCGCTGGTATTTTTTGCCAAGCATGAGTTACTTTTTCGTCATAAGGAACGCCGATAACTTCAAAATCGTATCCGTGTTTTTCCGCGTATTGCTTATTGATGTCCACAACATAACGTCCCCATTTATCAAGCAAATTTTGAGTACAATACATTAAAATCACTCCCTTTGACGGTGGTGTTAATTTTTCAATGATAGGACGTGAAAAAAAGAGGGGCATAACAATCAATACGCATAATGCTAAAATTAATAAAAGTCTGGTTTGTTTCATCCGGTATTTATACTAACATGCGATAATTTTTATAGAGTTGAATGGCGTATTTTTTGTTCTCAAACCCGCTTACTTTGGTCCACTTATTCGGTGTTTTCGTCTTATAATTCGTGAAAAACCACTGAATGTTGTCTTTGATTTCCTGTGGCAAATCTGTCATATCTTTGTATTTATCAAAATCCTCTTCAAATACACAAAGTACCTTTTCATCGAGACCTTTCTCATCTTCCATAATAAGAACACCTATGATATAGACATGACACCATGTATCCTTTACTATTTTATTATTACTAATTATCAGTGCGTCCAATTCGTCGTCGTCCATCGCGATCGTGTTTTCAATGAACCCATAGGAATAAGGATAGTAATAAGGGTAGGGTAATATTCGATCGAGCTCTAATTTACCGGTTGCCTTATTGAGCTCGTATTTATGGTTACTATGTTGTTCAATCTCGATATAGACTTTTACTACTTGGTCCATTATTATATTGTGATTACATTTTGTATTTCACTAAATGGCGAAATACAAAAAAATGGTTAATATTTATTCGTTTATATTTACCTCATATATGCCGCCTTGAATTCATCAGGTGTCATAATTGGGATCTTGTTCTCTACTGCGAATTTCGTCTTATTTGAAACATCGTCCTTCGATTTTACGATGAGCGCAAATGTATCCTTTTTGATACCGTCTTCGAGCGTAGCTCCCACGGTTTTCAAATGCTCGATGATTTCTTTGTCACGGATCTTGGTCATCACGATTTTCTTTCCAAATAAGGGGTTTTTATTATCGACCACGGCGGCAGGTGAAGCCGGACGAATTGTATTAGCAAGAGGCTTGTCTTGTAGCTTATGTTCGAGGCCGCACTCTTTCATGAAAGCGAGAAACGCAGGGATATTGGAGACAAACGTCTTGGCATTTTCTTTTCCAATACCCTTAACTGTCATCAAACTCTCAATTTGGTGCTTTTCGCTGATATCGTGATAATGCGCAAAAACGGCCGTTCCAAATTCATCCATAATGGGTCGGATTTTGCGTTCACCCAAACCCCTACCGAGAATGTTCGACGCAGCCATGATTTCCACCAACCCCGCCTTCTCAACGTTCTCATGAATACTATTATAGATCTTCTCTGTGAGCTTCTCCTTGAAGCCTTCGACCTTCGCAAAATCCGTCTTCTTCATTTTCAAGATCTTAGGCACGCTATCAAATCCGGCCGCCATCAATCGTTTGACATTTCCGGTGGAAAGTCCATCCACATCCAAACCCACAAAGAATGCGGTAATATTCTTTTCGCGCACGGTGATGTCCTCCGAAACATTGGCCAATATAATATCCACGTTCGTGTCTGTCCATACATAGGCCACATCAGGCATCTTCGCCGTTTCGGCTGGGGTGACCACCGACTTAATATAAGGGATCACATCACCACTACGAATGATTTCAATAAGAGCACCCACGCCGATCTTATTATCCTCGATAAACTTTCCATTGAACCCGGTTGCGTATTCAATAGTAACGCCACCCAGTTGTATGGGTTCGATACGAACACGTGGTTTCAAATACCCGCTTTTGCTTGGGTTCCAAATGACATCCACGACCTTTGCCTCCGCAATTTGATCCGTGATTACCATCTTGAACGCAAATGCATGATCGGGGTTTCCTGAGGCGCGAGGATATATTTCGTCGTTCGTAACGATGACACCATCGATCTCGTATTCGTAGTTCTTACGCCAATCCAAGAGAAGCGCGGAAAGCTCTTCATTCGAAAGCCCGGGAACGGTTTGATTACGAACGACCTCGTGTTTCAGATCGCGCAACTTTGCCATCTGTGCGCTCGGTTTCATAGGTGGTTGAATGACCTCGTAAGTCACGAAATGAATATCGCGTGTCTTTTCGTCGATCGTTTTGGAATTAATCGCGCCGGCTACCAGATTACGCGGGTTCGCAAACTGCGTCTTATATTTTGCTTCAAAGACCGCCTTGGGAATAATGAACTCACCGCGCACAACAATGCCCTTTTCCTTGGGAAGATTAAAGACTTTGAGGAAATGCGAAACGTCTTGTCCGACCTTTCCATCGCCGCGCGTATACAATTTCGGTGTGGGTCCTTCGGTGGTATACATGCCGCTCACTCCGTCGAGTTTACATGAGAGGACATAGGGGCCCTTATATTTCGCGGTCCAATTCGCGAGAGCATTTGTGTCGGGTTTGATCTTATCCATAGAAGCCATCTCGTAAGGTAATTTGACCTTGTTTTTCTCGATTGGGGCGCCGATATCTCGCAACACTTCACTGTCGGGATATTTACGTTCGGCGTATTCTTTGATAATATCGTATTCGTTGTCGGTTAATACTGGCTTTTTATTATAATATGCGGCGTTGGCCTGGGTGATCGCGGCTTCGAGATCGGCTTGTTGTAGCTTTTCGAGAACGGAAATACCATTCTTCTTAAAGTCTTGAAATACGTCGGTTTTCTTCGGCATCCTAATCTTCTTCGTCAGGGGTTCTTTCTTTTCTTTGGGTTCCTTGGGTTCCTTCAATTTTATCACGTGCTCGACAACCGCGACGGGTTCAGCGACGGGCGCAACAATCGGCTCAATAACTAGATCCGTTTTCACGCTCTCCTCCCCCCGAATTTCCCGGTTTAAGGAGGGGGCGTCCGGGGGAACCATGGGTTCCCCGGATACGACAGCCCTTCCATCAATACGTTCGATCGGCGTCTTGAACTGCAGTCCCAAATAATCAAAGATATCCTTTTCATTATTGAAAACGTGATCCACCTTTTCCTCCTTTTTCTTATCTACCATTTTACTAAGACCATGTTCATTGAGCGTGAACCCTTTTTTCAAAGCGTGACCGCGCATGACCGTGTTAAAAGCCTTACTTCCAGTGAAATACAGCACCGAAAAGGGATACTCTTCGGGTGTAGTATACAAGAAGTCCACGCGACGCGCATGAGATCCTTCGGGTATCTTGGCGACAACCAAGCATTTTGATTTACCACGGGAAAGTACTTCCAAAATAATCTTTTGCTGTATGAGTTCATTCACAAATTTGCGGAACACTTCGTCATTCTTGGACGTAATAATCACATCGATATCACCAGACGCCTGTGCGCCACGACGATAACTGCCGACAATCTCGTATCTGGTTCCTTCCTCGGCGACCTTTTTAATGGCCGCCTGAAATTTCGTGTTATAGATGTCGATCTCGGCGCGTGGGATGCGCTCCAAAATATCCTCGTAATACTTGAGACCCACCTTCTGTACATCGTTCAAAAGCTCGCCTTGGCGCGTCCTCAATTCAGCGATAGACTTGATACCCTTAGCTACTAAATCTTGCGCCTTTTTTGGACCTATACCATAGACATCAGATAGGATGTTTTCCGGGTTATTTTTTTCGCGCTCCAAAAGACGTAATGTTCCAGTTGAAGCGAATTCCTTGAGTTTCTCCATGATCGTTTCGCCAATACCGGGTTTTCCACGGAGCTGTTCTACATCGGTAATGTCTACAGTAAATGTCATGATAGTTTCTTGGGCCTTTTTATAGGCGCGGGCCTTGAAAGGTTCTCCTTTTTTTAACATAATGGTGTGGAGTTTCTCCATAATATCGATAAGCTTTTCGTTCATTCTTGGATTTGCCATGATGGGATTTTGAATTTCTTTTGGGGATACTTTTAAATCAATTTTCCGTTTACGAATTCGAATGGTTTTCCTTATTGGAGAACTTTTCTTTTCGCCAGTGTTGATAATAATCGGCGATTTTTTTGTTTTATTTAACTTGTATTTTTTTGGCTTGTTCTCCATTTATATGAATTCGTATATACTATTCACATAAAATTATCATCTAAAACCCGGGCGCGTCAGTGAATACTTGTGTGTTTCCTGCATTCAATACTTTGGTGTCCGTGACAACATTGAAAAAATCGTTGATATAGCCCTCTAAATTGAAGAATGCGAAAGTGGCTAAGAGAGAGCAGATGAAGACGACGATGGCGTCGCGAACCACAGTTTTAAGGGGCTTGTCTTCTTTGTCTAAATATTTCATTTCGACAAACTTAAATACACAGAAGAATACGGTGACTAAAAAGGAAATGAGGACGATCTTTTCCATATAATAAATTGTAATGTAATTTATTATAAAACGTAACGCATAGCTCCGGGGAACCTACGGTTCCCCCGGACGCCCCCTCCCTTAGAAAAGGGGCATCCGTGAACTATTCATAAATAACAATCTATCGAGGGAGGGGGCGTCCGGGGGAACCGTAGGTTCCCCGGATTAGGGCAGTTCCTCTACTCCATCCAACATAAAATCGTCCGTTGAAATCCCGTTTTTATCGTCCAATAGATCAAACCCGCTCAAGTCGATCGTCTCCGTAGAAATCTTCAGGCGTTCATCCTCCTCATCATCGCTCTCCTCTTCCAACTTACGCTGAATAGCGCGCGACGTACTAATTTGTTCCAAACGCTCGATCGACTTGGGTGCGCTTACTGACTGCACGTTATTATCATCATCCATCATACTATCCAAATCATTGAACGTGAGACGGGTGACAACCTGTTCATCATTAATGTTTTGCACCGAAGGCACCACGGAAGGAATATCCTCCTCCGAACGAATGGGATCGACCGTTTCCGTTGGTTTCTGTTCATCTGGTTTGGCAACGGGCTCGTTAGGAATGCTCTCAATAATGACCTCCTCCTCCTGTTCCATACTTTCGTCCATATAAGCGCGGATAATCGATTCCGTGGGAATACTCTCGCGAATGGCCATCAAAATGCACTCCTGAACGATGGTCTCTAATTCGCGGTTATTCTTTTGTGTAAGTAAAGGGCTAATATTCTTCTCAAACAAATACACGTTCATGTATACTTTACGTGCAACATTGATATACACCTTATGAATGAACGTATCCAATTTGGGAATAGAAATATCAATCTTCTTCTGTTTATTGCCCACTCGAATGCAAGTGAGAACCTTCAATTGAATGATATGAACACAGCTGATCAAATCTTCTAAATAATTACAGCCGCTGCGCTCAATAATTCTCTTACGCTCTTCCTCAACAATAACATTATTCCATTTCGGCACGCGCGACAACAAATTCTGAAACGTCATCAAATATTTATTCGCCTCGTCGTTCTCTAAACAGAGTTTCCAGCTCTCATTGAAAATCGATCGAACTCCCTCAATAACCAAGGGTGTAAAAATACTGATTAGGCGACTGCACCATTCGTTGCGCGACTCGTGTAAATTAGCAATGACAAAATCGTCCATTTATTTATTATTTATCTATTTTTTATGTCGATTTCTACCGAATTACTTTTTTACGTATAATCACTTTTGTGGTCGGAGGATCGGAAGACAGTGCCGTCGTAGCCGCTTCTAAAATTTCTGAAACAAAATCAAACATATATAACAGCAAAAGCTTCTCGCATCTATATTCGGATTTTATCTCATCGAAACAGATTACAATCTGTGATTTTTGAACCTCCGATAGTTTCTCGCTTGTTCTTACCCATTTGATAAGATCAATACAGGAATAACCGTTTTCATAAAACTCTGTGGCCAAATCAATCATCTCTTTATGATTGGGGGTGTTACCGATGTGAAAAAATCGCGTCATTTTGGTTTCCACCCAAAAGTTGGTTTCGTTCTCAATATCGTCAAATTTGAAGTGTTGTTTTATATTCAGTTGGTGTAAATTCACGATCTTTCCGTCAACAATATGTTCTGGGACATAGATCTCACAAAACCGAGACAAGATCGGATTAAGTAGCTTGTTCTTATTCTCAATAATAATGAAAAACCGAGTATTTGAACTAAACAGCTCGATGCATCGGCGTAATGCGCATTGAGCATCAATGGTCAAATTGTCTGCATTCATCAAGACAATGGTCTTGAATAAAATCCCCGTATTGGAGTGAACGTTGGTCTTGGCGAAAAACTTCAACTCTTCTCGTATGAATTTGATACCCTTACCATGCGCGCAATTCACTAACATCACATTCGTTTTGATTTTCTTTTGATCACCATTATAAATTTTATTTAGAAAGTTGTTTACAATGGTCCTCTTTCCGCATCCTGATGTTCCGTGAAAGATAATATGAGGTATTTTATTCGTTTTATAGAAGTAGTCTAGTTTATCATATATATTTTTATGTATTGGCAATAGAGACATGAATATAATGAAACCAAAGAAGGGTTTATATATTTTTTACTATAAAATATGTTCTCTTATTTTATAAACGAAGTAACATGAGCATTTCAGTAATATCAAAAAAAATAATTCAATTTGCAGTAACTATTCTCATAATCGCGGTCGCATGCGCTTTTTTCTTTTCATTTGTGCATAAAAAGGTAGAAGGGTTCGAAGAAAAATACTATATGGATGGTGTAGATATGATATATTGGATTAATTTGGATCGCTCTGAAGGGAGACGCAGCTCTATGGAAACTATAATGAATTCTAATATTATGAAAAACACACCAAATCAACGTTTTGTTGCGATTGATGGAAAAAATAAAGAAAACATTGACAGCTTATTAGGAATAGATAAGAAAAAAGAAGATAGTAGTGATTATGAATATGCCTGCCTACTATCACATTTAGAAGTAATTAGAGAGTTTAATAATAGTAATTATGATATTGCTTTGGTTCTTGAAGACGATATTACATTAGAACTCGCAACATATTGGAAAAAGACGATGCGTGAAATTATAGCGGACGCTCCCAAGGATTGGGAAATCATACAGTTATACTATAATGTCAACGAAACCGGCTTTTTAAAAGACGAATACACGATTAATAATTGGAAAGACGGAACGGTCTCGTATTTAATCAATAAACGCGGATCTGCAAAAATAATAGATAAGGTATTCAAAAATAATAAATACTTTTTATCCGATGAATATCAACACAAAGCAGATCGTTATTTATATAAAACATTAGTTACTTATGTATACTGTTATCCCTATTTCGTATATAAAACAAACGATATATCAACTATACACACTCAGCATAGCAATTTTCATGATAAAACTAAGGCGTTTATATTGAGTGAGTATAAAAAGTTATATCCTTGAACATTTAGAAAATCTTTATAAAAAAAAATCTTTAGATGTTATATAAACGATGTCAACTATACTCAACGGAAAGTACGCCCAGTTCACCGCCGACATGAAGTCGTTGATCGAAAAAGCCAGCTTCATGCATTTGACCATTTTTTCGGACAAGGCCGGCACAACCGTCGTAAAGACTGACGGTGGAGCGCCTATTTCTAAGTTGTTGATCACAACGACCAGCTACACCTACCCTCACAACGACTCCGTTACGGGAAAGGCCGTTACTGGTTCGTTTGTCATCTCGTTTTCTGACGGCAGCACCGTCACTATCCCTGATAGCAAGACTTCATATTGGTACACGTTCGACGAGATCACCCCTGCCGCGATTAGCGCTCTTGTATAAATTTTTATTTACAACTGTAAACGACATTTGTAAATAATCTTATTTAGGTATTCTAAAATATGTGTTTTAATAATATATAATGGCTGACGCGAAAACCAATCTCAGAACATTTAGCGGTATTCTTTTCTTCTATTTACTCTTGTCATATATCATTTTCCCTGTGGCATTTTACTATTTATTTAACCAGGATCTCCATAGTGCTGGAAATGGTTTCGTGGCAGGAAGTGTTCTTTCGGTGTTACTTTGGTATACCTATGGCAGAAAGCTCATTGAGTGATTTACATAGCCGATAATGAGCGTTTTGTATGACGATTTTTGAATATTTTTTTTTGCTTGAATGACGTGTTCGCCTTTGGATGGTGCGATTTCTCTTTTATTTCATCTTTAAGTAGGGTTAAATAAAAGGGTTCTTCTTTTTTTGGTTCATCGGGAACTCTCTTTTGGTGAAGAAATAGATTAAAACTTTCAAGGACCGCATCATAATTTGGGCCATGTTCTTGTTTGGGTGGTAGTTCATTAGTTTCAGTAAACTCGACGGAGATATGTTCTTTCAAAGGTACGAAAGTTTTGTCCGGCTTAATATCCACTGGTATACGAATATTAGCAATAATATATTTTTGTTCCATATCAATTAAATAGACTAAACACAGTCTATTTAATCTCTTTTTTACTCTATAATTTTATTCGTAATAATATCAATGAACCGGCATTTCCCGTCAAGTTTTCCAATAGCACGTATTGCCGGATTTCCAGGCTGAGGATTTTCCTCCCTGCATGTGTCATTGACAACAGCTTCTATGATTTCTTCTGCATTCTTTTCGGGGAACAATTTGATAGCCGATAAGGCAGTTTTCGTTCTTTCCAAAAATGTAGGAGGCGGCTGGTAATTATCAATCATGAGTTGAATAACATCAATCATCATTTCAAAATAATGCGAAGTCTCTTTTGTAAATGTAAATAGAAGAGGAAGATCGATATTGTCGTTTGCTTCTAACATTCGAGCGGCAAGATCTTCGTAATTTGAAATGAATAATCTAATCACCTCCTGATTTTCGGCGTCTATTTTTTCATAATCGATGGCGCCGCCCATCATGATCGGTTGACCTGTATTTTCAAACCCGCGAGAAAGGGATTGACCAACGTTTGCCATACTTTCTTTCGTAATGCCTACTTTTCCTGGAGCATTATAAATGCCGCTAGCAATCGCTCTTCCCGCGTCTGTTAATTTGCTTCCCAGAGAAGAAACTGCATCTGTTGCCGTGTTACTTATTCGCTTAGCGAGAGTGGATTGACGTATGGATTGTAGTTTGGTTAATTGTTCTTGTATTAATTTAATAAACACGATAAACGCAACAATGGTTTCCTTTAATTTTTCAACGTATGTTTTTTGTTCTTCCATTATTATGTTGACATTTGGTTTGTTTTTTAGTGCATTTAACGTTGCAAATATTGCTTCAAAGTTTGAAATGACCGCGGCTTTATATTGATCCATTGATAAATCGTCGATCGTTTCCTTAATATATTTTTGGGCATTTGCGGTTTCATTATTGATTATATCTAGTCTTGATATGCTATCAGAGAGAGTATCCGGCTGGGTTACAGGAACAACAACAGGCGGCAAAATATTTGATAATACATTTAATCCCAATTTTATGAGAGAAACACGATCAAGATTATCAATAGACGGCGGCGGCGGTGGTGGCGGTGGCGGTGGAGGAGGAGAAACGGATTGCGGTTGGATATTTGATAATACATTTAATCCCAATTTTATGAGAGAAACACGATCAAGATTATCAATAGACGGCGGCGGGGGTGGTGGTGGAGGAGAAGGAGGAACGGCTTGTGGTTGGATATTTGATAATACATTTAATCCCAGTTTTACAAGAGATGACGGATCAAAATTTTCAGGAACGGGTTCAGGGCCAGGAGGTTCAGGTTCAAGCGGTGGAGGAGGCTGTTGTTGAACCGCGGATTGTTGAGCGTTCGATAATACGTTTAATCCAAGTTTTATAAGGGATGACGCATCAAAATTTTCAGGAACGGGTTCAGGGCCAGGAGGTTCAGGTTCAAGCGGTGGAGGAGGCTGTTGTTGAACAGCGGATTGTTGAGCATTCGATAATACGTTTAATCCAAGTTTTATAAGGGATGACGCATCAAAATTTTCAGGAATGGGCTCGTCGCTTGGAGGTGGAGGAGGCACCACGGGCGGTTGATCAGGAGGAGGAGGAATAGACTGATCAACTGCGGGAGGTTGAGAGTTTGATAGTACGTTTAATCCCAGTTTTACAAGAGATGATGGATCAAAATTTTCAGGAACGGGCTCGTCGCTTGGAGGTGGAGGAGGCACCACGGGCGGTTGATCAGGAGGAGGAGGAGGAAGAGACTGATCAACTGCGGGAGGTTGAGAGTTTGACAATACGTTTAATCCCAGTTTTACGATAGATGAATTATCTTCGATCGGAGCGGCTATGGGTTCTGGTTCCTCTTGAGGTTTGGGTTCGGAAATTGAAGAATTAGATAAAACATTCAGTGCCAATTTTACAAGAGATTGCGCATTTGAATTATCTTCTTCCTTGGCTTCCTCTTCCTTGGCTTCCTCTGGCTTTCGTTGGGATAATACATCTAATGCTAATTTGACAAAAGGCGTTTTATCAATACTAACGTCCGGCTCTTCAATGACAGGTTCTTCCGTTTTTCGGTTTGATAAAATATCCAGTGCCAATTTCACAAATGAGCGTTTATTTTGTTCATTGCGCCTTATTTCTTCATTATGAGATCTTATTCTGTTGATAAGATGATTTATTTTACTGAATAAAAAATCTTCATTTATTGGCATTTCAATTATATATGTATTATATATTTGAAATATATTTTTATTACTCACAATCGTTTATTCAACGACATCCTTCAAGTTATAACGTGTAATTATTTTATCAACATCTTTCAAATAAGGGCTATTCGTTGAGCATACAGTATTTACCGTGTTAAATTTCGCCATCTGATCCACAAATTCTAAAGTACCTATTGCAGAAACTGCATTACTTTTATCCACCATGTCAATAAAATTCTGTATGTCTTTTTTCTGTTCCGTAGATAAATCATAGTCCTCTGTTTTGCTGGATAGCGCGTTTATCAATTCACTTGCTTTTGTATATTCCTGTGTCTCTAACAAATTGCCCACTTTATCGGAAAAGTCTTTTTGGATAGCCTTTATCAAGTCGTTGAAATAAGATATAAATTCTTTACGTTTCAATGCCTTTCCTATGTTCTCGTAATAAAACAATTGTTTCACACGATTAATGTCAACATAAGGAGTAGGAGGAGGATTATTCGCCTGTCTGGAAATATTAAACACGCAGAAAACGCCCACGACGATATCCTTATAAAACTTGTATTTATCTGGTTCTCTTTCTCCAGTTTTTGGGTTCTTTCTCTTATAGTCTTTTCCGTTATCAATTAAATAGTTCATAATCTCTTGGAAAATAACAGAGGGTATTTTCTTCGGATCGTCCTTTGTTTTGTTTAATTCGAAACAATTTTCATGAGTAGGACAGTATGTTTCTAAACAAGCATCGATATATTCTGGCGAATTATAGAGAACATCTTTATTCTTTTCCACCATGATTTCCTTGATTGTGTTGCGTATTTCATTCAGCGAATCGTTAATAAAATTTCCTTCAATGACGCGATTTTCACAGATCTGGGTTCCGTACGATACTCTGCATTTGGTTTCCTCCACAATTTCATAAAGTTTCGTATTGACTTCTACGGATTTATCGAAAAGGCCATTGAGAACTGTACTCGTTGACATTTCTTTGAATATTTTACGATTGTTATCTATGGTGATTTTTGCGAACTTTATGATATCTATGTACTTACCAAAAAACGCATCGCCTTTCATGAGCGACGATATAATGTCTTGTAGTTTATATTTTCGCTTAATAGGAATAGTATCGTGATTTGGGTCTTTGGAATAAAACGCATAGTTTGTATCTGGTTTAAATTCGCCGTTCATTAAAAATTTCGCGATCTCGCCAATTTTGTTCTCGTATTGACGTTTATAAATTTTAAACGCGGCTATTTCATTATCAAATTGCGATTTAAGACTACCTACATTATCGTTGGGTGTTTCCTTAAAGTCTTTCATTTCATCGCCCTTTTGCGTGATTGCCTTATATTCTCCTCTTGATGTTTTAAAATTATATTTGCCTGAAGTGCCTGATTTTAATTTTTCATTCAACGAACCCATTTTCTCAGTGAGATCTTCTAACAGATTTGTGTAATCATCTTTTTCGGTTTCTGAAATACCCAAAAGAAGCTTATATAAATACCTAGTCAATAGTGTTGATAAATCGTCTTTCATGGTCGTCAAATCCTCATTTAATGTAACCATATTCGCTTTTATTTTTTCCATGTTTTCGTCCTTTTCAAAAAACTCGTACGTCGCTGCGTTTTTATTAAGATCTGCTAATCCAGTGTTTGTGGTGAGTAAACGTATTGTCATATCTTTCAATAGATTAAGCTGCTGGGCTTCATCAAACGAACCAAATTTTGGTATGCTCTCGCGATAAACAATATTGGCAAAATCAAAAATGGGTTCTTTCGATGTAAAGTATTCTGGTTTACACGGGAAATCGCCTCCGCCCTTAATCGGATCCAGAGCATTGAAATCGGTAACCGGGTCGTCTACATTTTCAACTTCGCTACTATAATAGGGTTTGCCGCTTCCATCGTCGCGTTTGATATTCAAGAATTTGGATATTACGTCTGGTTTTTCGCATTGAAATTTATTTTCCACTCCCGCAAAATCACCTACAATCAAATTTACAGGTTCCGCGCCAGGTTTGGTCAGTTTCACAAATACCAGTATATGACTTCGAGAACTATTTGGATTATTCGTGGTCGCCTTCACAAAACGATCGGTATCAATCAAATAGATCATGGTTTCGCCCAACGAAGCACCCTTTTCAAAAGGGTTGGTGTTTTTGCCTTCCGGATTATCTTTGGATTTGCGCTCAGAACGATAGGCGTGCTTATTTGTATAATTATAATTTTCCTCTAAGCTAAATTCTCCCTGTGAAAAAGCGTATTTAAATACTTGAGTAATACAATTGGTGGGCGCCTTTATAGTATTATCTCCCGCGCAAACTGTATTATCTAGTTTCTCTGCCGCTGTAAAGAATTCCTTGGACGTTACTTCAAGATCTACATAACCCGATTGGGCGAATATATTACATAAATGTATCAAAATGCCTTGACGTTCTATATCCGTTTTACCCTTATTGAAGTAGATAAGAGAAGAAGTCTTTCCTGCTCCACTTGCACCATAACCCAATAAAAAAACTGGTTTTCCGGATATAGCTTGGCGTTTTACAACATCCATTTCTTCCGCAATATCCAGATTATTGAGGGCTGGCAAAAAGAGCTTATTGAATTTACCAAACAAATAGGTCGTTTTATAACTGAGTACTTTTAAATTATCCCCCGTGATATCAAAACGTTTGGCGTTTGGATCCTTTTTATTTGACGCGATACCCTTTAATGCACTATTCAATTTCGATACGTCTTCAAAGTTGTAATAAGGGAAATTATCGTCATTATATTTCACCAGCAACATATTTGTTCTCTCGTCTTTGTTTTTCTCGCCAACATTGTGTTTATTTACCAATATATTGAAACGTTTATTGTATGTGTTCGCATCCAAATCACGATTGGTAAGTTTCAAAAAGGTAATAATCTTACCGCTGTTCTCTGAATTAATAATATCGTCAATCTTTTGTTTGAAGCTCGTCAAATTTATGGGTCTTTCTAAAATTAAAATCGTATTAATAACAGGCTCTAATACATCGAGCGTCTGAACGATAAAATTTATAAAGTAACTCTGTATGTTTCCAAATTCTGATACCTGTTCACGAAGTGTATCAAATCCATTTACATAATGCATCATAATAGATGTTAGCTTTTTAATATGAATGAAATATTTATCTTCAGGCATGTCGTCAATTCCTAATAGAACAGCAACATTTATGGCGTTGGTCTTTTCTTTGAGTAAAAGTTCATCTTCAAAGTCGCCGTAGGTTTGCTGTATTTCCTCGTAAATATTGTATTTCGCATCATCTTTACTTTCAATCAGATCGCTACAGTCCACATAAATAAAATTCATTAGTCTAGAAAAGACAATATCTTTATTGATTTCGTTATCTCCGCCGTTTTTTTTGTTTTTAACAACAATGGTGTTGTCTTTCAGAACCTTTTCCAAATTTAAAGGCGTTAATGAATTGATTTTGAAAAACACGGGTGTGGTCAAAATATGGCCAATGAGATTATTAAACCTACTGCATAATTCATAGAAACGGTGTTTTTCTTTATTCGGGTTGGTTTTGAGTTCTGTATCTTCAATCACGGTGGCCGTTGGCAATGAAGATGTTTTTCTGGTTACAACGTCATCTGGAGACTGTTTTATCCTTTGCGTGCCTCTTCTTGGTTTTGCGCCGCCTGTGCGTCTCGTTTGTCTTTGTTGCGAAGACGACGAAACCACATCAAGAGATGGCGTCGTCAGCGGCATTTCAAGATTACTAATAATTTTCTTATAATTTTTGATGTTATTGATAATATTTTCAAAATCGGCGTCATTCATCGTGGATAACGAGGGAGTAATTTTTACAGAACTTAGAATGCCCTTGCTTTCGTCGGCCGGAATTAAACCTTTTCCATTATTCAATACGTTGGTATTAGCTCTACCTTTCTTTTCGGCCCTTTCTTTTTCTCTAGCCGCGGCTTCTTCGGCCTCTGCTTGTTCCTTTTCGGCTCTGGCTTTCTCTGCTGCTATGCGCGCTTCCGTCGCCTCGTTTTCTAATCTAGCTTTTTCTTCGGCCTCTTTGGCCTCGTCCGCGAGTTTTTGTTTACGCGCTTCGTCTTCTTCTGCAATGCGTTGTCTTTCGGCGGCCTCTTCTGCTTCTTTCCGCGCCTTTTCCGCCTCTTCGTTTCTTTCTTTTTCCGCGGCTTCTTCAGCTGCTTTTTGAATAGCGGCCTCTGCCTCTTTTGCCGCCGCTTCTAATTCGGCTTTTTTTGTTTCGATGAGGTCGCTTATCTCTTTACCTGTCATGGATTTTACCTCTTCCGTAAATGTTATTTTACTTTTTTCCGTGGCAATACCTCCTTCTGTAAAATAAATCGTTTTACTATCATGATCAATGAGTATTTTATAATCAGTGAGATCCCCTGCGTTAATGATGTCGTCGATTGAACCAATATCGGTCATTCCTTCCACTATTTTTAAACCGTCTTCGAATTTACAGTCCGATGATCCGCCGCAAGTATCCGATATCGTGGAATAAAAAATATCCTTTCCCTCTGCCGTTGCTTCTTTGGTTTCTACACTAAATTTGCCTTCCGAGAAAAATGCACCGATTAAAGTTGTGTTCTGCTCCTCATCCATGGTGGCGAGGAACAGTTTATTCATCGTTTCCATTTTGTCCATGTTTTCTTCTATATAGTATGCGGAAATTATATCATCTTTGAATACGATATAATTTATTTTGTTCTAAACTCGTCTTATTTGTTATATTTTTTTGTTCTACGTTTATTTGATCGCTTGTTTTGTGTACGTTTTAATTTATATTTACGAACAGTTTTCTTTCCTCCAGTTAATTTCAATAACGATTTTTTATTCGTGTCTTGATCTCCCGCGCCCTTTTCTATATGTTCAGGAGGTAATCGCCAAACGCGTTTTCCATCTTTAACTTCATAATTATATTTGCTTTTTATGATCTTGCCGCTAATCGTTGCTTCTTTCAAATTTTCATCCAATTCCTTCATGTCAGTTGATCCAGAAATAAGTTTTTCTAAGTTCGCCAAATTCAACTTATTTTCTGTTTTATTAGAGTTTCTTTTAACATCCTGTAACTCCGATATATAATTCAGCCACCGCGATTTGAGTTCATCAAAATTGTTAACGACTTCTGTATTGACGACTTCATCTTTTTTGCTTTCGAGTTTATTTGTCAATTCGTTTATTAATGCAGCTTTGTTTTGGCGCTCATCGGTAACAGGGGCCGGTCTTGGTGCTTCTTCAACTTCATCTTCCTCGCCGCCAGGAGAAGTTTCAGTGGAGACGCGTTCACCTGTTGACGGAGTATCGTCATTTTTATTATCTTCTTTTTCATCTTCTTTTTCATCTTCGTCTTCTTCACCAGCGTCATTAAACCCAATAGCGTTGAAGTTATCTTCGTTTTCGCTTTTCAATTTAGAAACAGCATCAGCCAAATCGGCTTCTTTATCAAGTTCAATCTCGCCGTTATCTCTTATTTTTCCAAGAGATGGAAAACTATCAGGGACAGTGGTAACCTTGTCGCAAGCGGCGCTAATGTCATTATCGTATAACCCAATTAATTTCAAATTTCCGTTACCATCATTCGCAAATTTAACTATTGTGGTGTCGTATGTTTTATCGCTCATAATATGAAATCCTATACATTATTGTCAGATAAAAATACTAAATATTCTTATCTAGCGAAATCACTTTCTGGAAGAGCGGTGTTTTCTAGACTTGCCCTTGCGTTTCGAGGATCGCGCATGCTTTGTGCGTCTTTTTCCTCCAAAAAGTCCTTGAGGTTGCAATGAAGCCAACGAAGCCTTGATTTCGTCGTCGGATTTTGCGACACTAAAATTTTTAGGGTTATTGGCATCAGGTTGATTAACAAGAAGCTCGGCTTCGGGATTTCCCGTAATAGTAGATTCTTCTTGTTCGTATCCCTTCAAATATGCTCCTCCGTCAGGCGTTGTTACAAAAGTAATGGTGTGTTTTTTATTCGTCTCTGCCATATTTCTATACATTATAGACAGATTTATATTTTGACACTAAAACAATTTAAATTTTTGGCAACAATCTTTCTTATTTCCTTAAATATGTCTATGAATACGAACGATGCCTGTATCATTATTGCTTCGCATATATCCAATCCGAAAAGGATTTCTCATTTATTTGAGTGTCTAACATCCTTGCTAAATCAAACGATTAAGATCCCGATTTATCTTTCCATATCGTTTGAAAACGAGGAACTCAAACAGGCATTTGCGATGCTTTATCAAGAACAAAAGACGTTTCAAGACGATCTTCTTACTATCGTTGTGAAGGAAAAAAAGACACCACAAATGCGACATATGGAAGAATTGATGCCCCATATTGAAAAAAAACATCAATGGGTCATGTTTTGCGACGACGACGATACGTACGAACCCAACCGCGTCCAAGTGTTCTTACAAAATATCGTGAATTGTCATTTTCGCGTTCAGGAAACCATGCCTGATAAAAAGTTCATTGGTGCCTATGAGAGTACATTCGGAAAAGATCATAAGGAACAACGCCATGAATTCTGGTGTTATTGTGTTGATATCAGCGTGTTAAAACATTTTATCGATCGCGTAAAAGTTCATCCGGATGTTCTCGATCATAAGTGTTGTGATGTGTTTTTCGGCGAATATTTAAGGCGGTCCCACCCCGACAAACTGTTCTGTTCGATAAATGTCCCTCTTTATAACTATCGTGTGGAGAACAACTCGGATAGCGTCACTGGCGTCATTCAAAAGCAAAATAAATTCGTTAGAAAGGCGCGCGAAATTACTTATGACAATATGCAAGAATGTGCCAATGAACTTAATGAATATTTGAACAAGGAGATCGGAATATATATTCACGACACGTATTTGAGAACCATTGTGGGTAACGATTTTCAAATGATATTAAAAAATGAATTCAAAAGCGAGGTTCAGATATTACATTTGATAAATCAACAGCATGTGTTTCAGATCATGGATTACCATAATCGTTTACTGGAAATATGTAATGAATTGTACGATATAAAGATCTAGGCAGGGAACCTAGGTTCAGCAGCAGAAACAATATTTATTTTTCCGAATACACTGTATGCACTGTCTGGTATTAAAACATTTCACACAGCAAATATGTTTGCATCCAAGCGTCAATAACTTTTCTAATTTTCCGCATCTTCCGCAAACCGGCAATTTTTTGGGAGGCGGAGAAAGAGAACCATCTCTTACTTTTGCGCTGTGTTTCGATAGACAAGAAAACTTGAACATTTTATGCGATCAAAAAACGAATGAAGTTTGTAGTCAATTTTTGCATCTTTATAATTTAACACCCATTATTTTGTGTTAAATTATAGTATAAATGTATTTTGATATTGGTTCAAATATAGGTAAATGGAGTTTAGCAAATGTTAATCAATGTGATAAAATAATTTCTATAGAGGCATCCCCTATAACGTTTAGGAAATTAGTAAGATGCTGTAAGAATAGAAAAATTGTTTTACTTAATTATGCGGTTTGTGATAATAGTGGTAACGATATAACTTTCTATCAAGCGGAGTACGATACTTTATCAACTATAAATAAAGATTGGTTAACTACAGAAACGTGTAGATTTTATAACCACCCGTATAAAGAGATTACTTGTAAAACAATAACTATAGACAAATTGATACACCAATATGGAATGCCCGAATTGATAAAAATAGATGTAGAAGGCGGAGAATACGAATGTATTCTTTCGCTAACTCAAAAGGTTAAGTTGCTTTGCTTTGAATGGGCGAGCGAAACGAATGACATTACTATTAAATGCATAGATTATTTATTTAGTTTGGGTTATACGCACTATTATATTCAAAAAGAAGACAATTATGTATTTAGACCAGAGGACACAGACTTTTATGATATTTTTACCACAAAAACGAAATTGTCAAATACTGTACCAAAACAAGATTGGGGTATGATATGGTGTAAATGATCAACACGTCAAAAAATTGACATCGTTTTGCACGGAAAAATAAAAAGTAATCTACAACCATGAAAAGCCGTTATTCTAAGTCCGCGAGATCCAGCCGGGTTCTCTTCTTCGATGTGGAGACAACAGGTCTTCTTCCTGCCAAGTCAGAGCAAACCGTCCTTGATCGAGTTATGCTCGAAAAGTATCCCTATATTTTGCAGTTGAGTTTTATTGTATTTAATTTGATGACAAGAACTGTGGAGCATCATGCGGATTATTATATCCGCCCACCCAAGCATGTTATGGTTGAGCCAAAGATTACTGAACTTACGGGCATCACGCGTGAAATGTGTGATACGCGTGGCGTGCCGATTGAAACGGCGATGTCTGACTTTTACAAACATTATGCAACATGCGACGCCATTGTTTCGCATAACTTATCTTTTGATAGCAAAATGATCCGCGTGGAACAGCTACGTAACAATGGGACTTTCTATATTCATAGTCCGGAAGTTCTCACGATGTTCAATCCGATTTATGATGATTTGAAGGGCCGCGAAACGTTTTGCACGATGAAAGCGAGTGTAAACCTGTGTAACATTCAAGCTCCGAGAAAATACGGCGGGGGAACATATGTCAAGTGGCCGACACTTGCTGAACTCTATATGCATTTATTCAGTGAAGAACCCAAGAATTTGCACAATTCGATTGTGGATACGTTGGTTGGACTGAGGTGCTATTTGAAGTTGCGTCATGATGTGGATATGACAGATGTGGAGTTTGATCGATTGATGGATCACTATATATGCAGGGAGCATGAAACTTATGGTTCCGCCACGACCACGCCATTAAATAAATAACTTCTATGTTCATTCTTAGACGTTATTCAATAAAAAAATATATCGGTTATTTTTTTTAAAAGTCCATTACAACAAAGGAGGGGGTTATAGGGGAACCTTGGTTCTCCTAAGCGGAACACATCTCACAAATCTCCTCCTCCTCAGCATACGTGTCACCATCAATATGCTTCTTCTCCGGCTCAATAGTAAATTGTTGCGCCTGGTGCTTTCCCCTTCGGCGCAAATAATAAATACCCGTCTTCAGTCCCTTCGACCAAGCATAGAAATGCATCGATGTCAACATCTTATAATTGGGATCTTCTAGCCATAGGTTCAAGCTCTGGCTCTGGCAAATAAACGCCCCGCGATCTGCAGCCATATCAATGAGCGTTCGCATCGGCAACTCCCATACCGTACGATACTTCTCACGAATTTCCGCAGGAATAACATCAATATGCTGAACGCTACCATTATTTGCAATAATATTATTCTTGATCTTCTCATTCCAAAGATCGAGCTGGATCAAATCCTTCATCAAATACTTGTTTGCCATAATAAACTCGCCGGCAATCGTGCGGCGGTTATAAATGTTGCTCGTGATCGGCTCAATACACTCATTGAACCCGAGAATTTGCGACGTCGACGCGGTGGGCATCGGCGCGAGTAACAAAGAATTGCGTAGTCCATAGATCTTAACATTCTCCTTCAACTGGTTCCAGTCATAACGCTGGACCTTTTCCGAGGGGTCCACACCCCAAAGATCAAACTGTAGCTTCCCCTCGCTCGCTGGAGATCCAGCGAAGGTTTCGTAAGGTCCATCCGTGATCGCCATTTCACAGGACTTCTCCAGCGCACCATGATAGATCGTCTCGAAGATTTGACGGTTAAGTTCTCGGGCCTCGTCGCTGGTAAATGACATATTCATCATCATGAACACATCCGCCAAACCTTGAATGCCAATGCCAATGGGGCGATGACGTCTATTACTCAACTCGGTCTTTGGTGTAGGATAATAGTTCACATCAATAATACGGTTCAGGTTGAATGTAATGACTTTGGCCACCTCATGCAACTTGGCAAAATCAAACACGGGCGGATCTTGGGTTTGATCAATATAGGTTGGGAGAGCGATGCTGGCCAAGTTACATACGGCGGTCTCCTTATCATCGGAATATTGGACCACCTCGCTACATAAGTTCGAAGACTTAATCGTGCCGACGTTTTGTTGGTTCGACTTCTTGTTACAGGCGTCCTTATACAACAAATAAGGCGTTCCCGTCTCCATCTGTGCGTCCATGATTTGGAACCAAAGATCGCGCGCCTTCACAGTCTTACGCCCTTTTCCGCTTGCCTCATACGTCTCATAAAGCTTGACAAACTCGTCTCCGTAGACATCCGCCAAACCGGGACATTCATCGGGACAGAAAAGTGTCCACGTGCCTTCGCTTTTTACGCGCTCCATGAAAAGATCAGGGATCCAGAGAGCATAGAAGAGATCGCGCGCCTTTAGCTCTTCGTCTCCGTGGTTCTTACGCATCTGAAGGAACAGATCGATATCGGCGTGCCAGGGCTCCAAATAAATAGCAAACGAACCATTGCGCTTTCCGCCACCTTGATCTACGTACTTGGCCGTGTTATTAAACACGCGCAACATGGGGACAATACCATTGGATGATCCATTCGTTCCACGAATATGGCTTCCAGATGCGCGAATGTTATGAATATGGAGACCAATTCCACCAGCCCACTTCGAAATCAGCGCACAATCACGGAGCGTATTATAAATACCCTCAATACTATCATTCTCCATGGCCAACAAAAAACAAGAAGACAATTGTGGTCGGGGTGTTCCTGCGTTAAACAAGGTAGGTGTGGCATGCGTAAAGTATTTTTGTGACATCAAATCATAGGTTTCACGAATAAGATCGAGATTATCTCCATGGATACCAATCGCCACGCGCAACCACATATGTTGTGGGCGCTCAACGGTGACCTTATCCACCTTCATCAAATAAGCGCGATCCAAGGTCTTGAACCCAAAATAGTCGATCAAATAATCGCGTGAGTAATCACACATCGCATCGAGCTCATCTGCGTACTTATTTGCGATAATATGTAGCTCCATGGAAACCAAAGGTGAATGTTTATCGTGCTTATCATGGTAATCGAAAAGTTGGTTCATCACCTCAACAAAGGAGGCTGAGGTATTTTTATGGTGATTGGAAACAGTAATACGGCCAGCCAGAGTATTATAGTCCATGTGAATGGACGCCATAGATGCACATTGCTCTGCGGAGAGCTCGTCGATTTTTGTGGTAGAAATTCCGTCATATAATTGATCGATGACCTTCATCACCAATGATGTATAATTCAACTTGATGTTGGCCTCTTGACCCAACTTTTTAATACGTGTTAGAATTTTATCAAAAGCGACAATTTCTTGCTTTCCGTCGCGCTTGGTAACGTACATTTCATCGTCTTGCGATAAAAAAGATGACTTGGATGGAGACGACATTTTCGTTATATTATATCACCAGATACATTTATATTCTTTTCATAAATATGGTTAAATGATATTTATGAAATTCACGTTAAAACCATTGTATTTTCGCCATCGCTATCCAATTTCACCAAACAAATATTTGCGGACGCGGGCAAATTACGAATGATCTGGCTATTATCATTGTCCTGTTTCTCCACCTGAATATCGGTTTTGGGTTGGCGCTTCTTACTCGCGCGATGCTCATATCCAGAAACGCGCTCTTTTAAGATCGTATTCCATGTGTCCTCGATAACCGGGAGTGCCGCTGCAAACCATTGGCGATTGCGTTGGATCAAAACACAAGAGAACTCATCCAAATACCAATAAATCGTGTTGAACAAAACGAGCTCTCCCTTATTCTCATTCACCGTCGTGTCCTTCCATAATTGAATATCGTCCTTTCCTGTGGGAGCGTCCACTGGCATGTATTTATAAATAGGAGTATTCATCTCGGCCTTATTTGCGATCATGTCTTGGGTTGACATTCCTGTCGACTTCTTCATGAAATATAACATGACGCCCTTATAGTCGTGATCGTTGTCCTCATAGAATGCCTCGGCGTTCTCGAATTCCTTAAAACGTGTTTCCACGAAATCGCATTCGGGTCGGTTCCAAGTTTCCATTTGAGTTTGCGTTTGCACCCAATATTCTTCCTTGGGAACGCCCGTAATTTCGCGATTGAAAATGTTTTTCGCTTCCACCATACGTCCGTATAATTCTTCATTTTCAGGGTCCGTATTAATGCCGTCGGGCGATGCTCCAATAAAATTATACTTGGGGTGTTGAATACAACCAAAATCGCTTATCTTGGTATTATACATATGTTCATATATCATTATGGTAACCGGTTCATATTTTACACCCCAATGCAGCGTTCCCTCCGTATTTGAAAAATAGAGATCATTTTTTGATCCCAGGGGTTTACACTTCTCATAAATGAGACTATTGCGTTGCGCCTCACTGCCTAATGCTTTCGAAATATTGCTCGCGCTAATAAGATTATAACGAAACTCATGCCATTCTTTCGTTTTTTGTGCAGGCTGAGGTAGGTTCTTCAAATATTCTATTTGTTTTGTAATCTCTTCCTTGTTTTTGGGCTCCCTTTCCACAATGGACGTGTAAGGATATTCACGCATGGGTATTCCTGAAATTTCCAAATATACTTCCATCAAATTATCTACCATTTCCTGTACAACATCGTAATCATCGTCTTCGCATACCCCGCAATCCATCCAATAGTCATGTATGAGATTTGTTACGTCATCCGCAAATTCTTCATAAAAATTCGGCGAAGATAACCTCAATATTTCGCCATTCAAATATTCATCCAGCCATTCATAGATTTCTTCTTCGATATCTATGATGTCGTCATCCGTAAGATCAATTTTCATTGGTTTTATAAATATATAAAGTAGTGTCTATATATTTATTCTTATTCAATTTTTCAAAGGCGGACGCCGTATTTTTCCAACCTTTCTTTGAGATGATTTCTTTTTGTTGTGTTTTGTTCTGTCAAACTAGGACCAAGCATCTCGCCCGTTTGGGGGTCAAAATCATATTCATCTTTTTGTTGGTCTTCAGTATGATGTTTGTATGTAGCTAAAACCTTTTCTAACAATTTAAGGATAATGAGATCTTTCATTTCTTCCGGTGAGAGATTTCCACGCTGAGCATCAAAATATTGCGCGTCGTCATTTTCGTGATCCTCTATCTCTTGCTCTAAGTCTTCAAGAGTATGGTATATATATTTACGCAATAAAACCGGTTCGTCTATAAATTTATCTCGATAGTGTGAAATTTTTGTCCTTAGTTCTTCCATAATATCCGACCTTGACTTTTTAACAGGGTGTTCTTTCTGCTTTTCCTCCTCCTCTTCGCGGGATCTTTTGGTTCCTCCGCGTTTACGATATGTTTTTCTCTTGATTTGCTTTTTCGCTTTCTTTCGATAGGTCTTTTTTTTCGAAGTTTTTACCATAGTATATACAATAATTGTATATATTATTTTCTAAATTTTGGTTCGTCTTAAAGGGAGTGGTCGCGGGGGAACCTACTGTTACCTGTTATATTACACAACAAGTATTTTGAGCGGTATTATTGCGGGGCGCATCATTAACGTCGCGTACATCATGTTCCACCATCAGTTTGACGAGTTCCGTAAAAGTTATCTTGGGCTTCCAGTCGAGAACTTCACGTGCTTTTGTAGAGTTACCCAAAAGCTGTTCAACTTCTGCAGGGCGAAAGTATTTGGCATCGATCGCAATAAGCTCGCGTTTCGTATTTTTATCATAACCAATTTCATTCACGCCTTCGCCCTTCCATTGTATTTCAAATCCTTTCATTGCAAAAGCAGAAACAATGAATTCACGCACACTATGCATTTCGCCGGTGGCCAATACAAAATCATCGGGGCTATCTTTTTGTAACATCAACCACATACCTTCAATATAATCACGCGCATGACCCCAGTCGCGAAGACTATCAATATTACCCATCACCAGCCTTTCCTGTCCGGTTTTATCTTGTATGATTTTATTCAAACCAAGCGTGATTTTTCGTGTAACAAAATTATGCCCGCGACGTTCGCTCTCATGATTGAATAAAATGCCGCTACATGCGAAAAGTCCATACGATTCTCGATAGTTTTTCACGATCCAGTGCGCATATAATTTCGCAACGCCATAAGGCGAGCGTGGATAGAACGGTGTAGTTTCCGATTGAGGAACCTCTTGTACCAAACCAAACATCTCACTAGTAGAAGCCTGATAAAATCTCACAATATCTACCATTCCGGACAACCGAACCGCCTCCAGCAAGTTAAGAGTTCCGGTGGCATCCGAATTCGCGGTATACATCGGTATCTCAAATGACACTTTTACATGTGACTGCGCGCCCAAATTATACACCTCTAATCTGGTTATGTCAGGATAAGTATTTTTAATATTCACAATACAATTAAAAAGGCTGGTATAATCCGTGAGATCGCCATAGTGTAATTTCAAATTCTTGTTATGAAAAATATGCTCAATACGGCCCGTATTAATACTCGATGATCTTCGGATCAACCCGTGCACATAGTAACCCTTTTCCAAAAGGAATTCCGCTAAATAAGAGCCATCTTGTCCAGTAATTCCTGTGATAAAAGCTACTTTTGCCATTTATATTCTTAAATATATTATTTACGCGATTTTCACGACGATCCATCATCAGTGGCTTCCTTGGTTCGCTTTGGGGTCAGAGATTTTAATGTAGATACTCGTTTGGCATCAACAATTTTCAGAGTAAAATTGCGATTAGTTGTGTTAAAATGCAACGCAGGAATACTGAGAATTTCCATACCTTCCTTATCGTAATTTACATCCTTTGCCTTTTGTAGCTTATTCTTCTCTAGGCATTCGACGAAAAACATCTTCAACATTTTGATATCCTTCATGGGCATAGCGTTATCTTTTCCGTATTTCTCGGCAAAAGCATGCAGTTTCTGTATTTTAACGGTCTTGTCCAACTTATTCCATGTCTCTGTTTTGTTATGTTGCTTTTCCTTCTCCAAAATCTGATCGATTGTATTATAGTTCATTTCGTCAGTTTGAGCTCCTCCTGGTTGAATGTTCAAAATATTTTTGTATTTACCCTGCTGCTTCATGGTGTCTTCGGGTTCAGCTGGCTTCTGATCATCTGTCGTGTTATTGTTTTGTTGAAACATAGTTATTGCGACTTGTCTTTATATATTAATATCGCAAATAACTTTTATCTCGTTTTCACAAATATATAATTGCAGGGAACCAAGGTTCCACTGCGACCCCTCCTTTATTTATTTCTCCGTATTTATTATACAAGAAACATGATTATTAAAAAAGAAAAGAAAGGCGGAATTACAGTATACCATGTAGATAAAGATTATGATGATGATAAAATGGAAAAAAAATTAAATACCTTCATCAAGCCTGCCGATATTAGTACTATTATTAATGACGACGCGGACGTATACACGGCCGACGGAAAACTCTTATTGAAGTTTAGAAAGAACGCGCTTAGTAACGAAGCCCACGTTGACGCCTTTTATGATAACATTATTAAATTCGCAAAGAACGTGAGCTCCAACCGCGGAAACGCCACCGGAAGTAAAAAGCGCCACGTAGGCACAAACCCCAAGGTAATGTCGAATATTTTCGGTTATTTCGATCGCTGGAGCCCCTCACAAAAAATGATCTTCAAAAAGGCCGGTCAGACGCCCAAAGTTAGTGTCCGCGAATGCCGTTTCAATATGGACTTCCCCGATGAATATAAGAAGACGATACCGCTTATCCAAGACATCGATGATCAGTATAGAAAATTAACACCCGAACAATACGAGCTTCAACGTAAAAAGGCCAACCAAACCAGTTTCAAGATACCCGGAACCGCATTTACCACAATCACTACAAACGTGAACTACCAAACCTCCATTCATACTGATCGCGGCGATGATCGCGAAGGATTTGGTAATTTAGCCGTTATTGATCGCGGAGATTATACGGGCGGCGAAACCTGCTTCCCTCAATATGGCCTTGGTGTGAACGTTCGTAAGGGCGATGTCCTTTTTATGGACGTTCATCAACCCCATGCCAATTTACCCATCCATAAAAAGTCAGAGGAGACAATCCGTTTATCCATTGTATGTTATTTACGAGAACAAGTTTGGGCAAAAACCAAGGACCTTACGCGAAAAAACTATGTCGCGCACAACAAGACAATCCGCAAACTCATGAACCGAAAAGACAAGGATTGAAATTTTTTATAACTATATAATAGAAATCATGTCGAATTATATTGTTGCTATCCCATCTTATAAGCGCGAAAATGTTCTCGCGACCAAGACTTTAAAGACATTAAAGGACGGCGGTGTTCCTGCATCGAAAGTCCAAATCTTTGTTGCCAACGCAGAGGAACGTGATAATTATGAAAAGGCCGTTCCCAAAGATCTCTATGATAAAATTGTGGTAGGTGTAAAAGGTATCACAGAACAGCGCAAATTCATCATTAAACATTTCCCCGAAAACCAGTATATCGTCTCCATTGACGATGACGTCGAACGCCTGGAAAAAATGAAGGGAGATAAATTAGCGAAAATCATCAACGTGGATAAGTTTTTCAAAGACGCTCACGCGGACATGACCAAGAACGGTCTTTATATTTGGGGTATTTATCCTGTACGTAATCCGTTCTTCATGAAACCCAATGTCAGCACCAGTTTGAAATTCATTATTGGCACGATGTATGGTTTTATTAACCGTCATGATAAGAGTTTAGAACCCTCGAGTAAGATCAAGGAAAAGGAAGACGTCGAACAGAGTATTCTCTATTATTTGAAGGACGGAGGTGTGTTACGATATAATCATACGACGATCAAAACCAAATTTCATAGCGAGGGTGGATTAGGAAAAACGGAGGGCCGTTTCGAGAACAATAAAGTAGCCGCCGCTTATTTGGAAAAAACATATCCGGATTTGGTGAGCGTATTCCATCGTAAAAATGGTATGGCGGAGATCCGCCTGAAACGCACGCCGGGAAAGAACGAGACCAAAAAGGCATCGAAGTCGAAGAAAAACAAAACGGCAAAACGATGATTATATTTTGTAAATAGACCACATATGGACGTATCTGTGGCCAATTATCTAAGTCAGTACACTAATTTCACAAAAAAAGTGGTGTACCAATTCAATTTAGGAGACGGGGGGATAGGAGATTATATCAAACTATTTTTAGTATTAATACAATGGTGCATTAAACATAATATACGAATATATAATTTGATAGGAGATAGCTTGTTAATCGACTATTTAAAATTAAAACGCGACGACATGTATATCACAAATGAGGAACTCATCGAAAGCGTTCCATTCACCAACATAGATATTATAGAAGAAGCTACATATTACGTGATAACTCCTCAGATTATATTCGACATAATAATGCCTGATGTGTTTTGTAGTAAATACGAACGCGATTGTTTCGACAATTTCCAATTAGAAATACTATCCTTTGCTCACCAATTCTTTTATTTCACCGATGAAGTAAAAACAAACGCCGAAAGCTTTATTCATGATAACGAAGACTATATTTCTATACATTTGAGATTAGGCGATCGATATTTGGAAATAGATAAAAAATTAATACAATGTGTAAACGATGTCAGGAAATACAATGAACAAGAATTATTTAAGTATATCAAGGAGAACAAAGATAAAAAGATATTATTTTTCTGTGATAATCATGGCTATAAATTAAAACTGAAGAAGTTATATCGTCAAATCATAATAACAGATTACGAAATCGGGCACACAACGTACGCTAGCACATCAAGAAAACAGGTATTGAATTCGGTAACTGATTTTTTTATATTGTCAAATTCATCAAGCATATACGTGGCTTCCTATAGCGGGTTCTCAATGATGGCGTCTAAGTTCAAAAATATTTCGGTTATTTATCCCCCTGCCTTACCTCCTCCTCAACCCACAAAGATAAGTACACCTAAAAGATTTGGTCTCATCAAGTTCTGAAGCGTACAACATAGATTTATATAATAATATAAATTATTATATAATGGAAGAAACAGTAAAGAAAGTGCAAGTGTCTTTTGATCCGCCTCCTCCGAAAAAAGAGAAAACGGTTCAGACCCAAAAAGAAAAACAAAAACGGCAAATCACTACCATGAATAAATGGAATTTCACGGATAAAGATCGCGAATTCGAGAACCAACGCGATCTCATTCGTCAGCTTCTCGAGAAAAACGTACGAAATCAAAAACACTGCGAACTCGTATTTAGTCTAATACATCGTAAAGTCTATGGCTATCGGACACAGGATATCGAAAAGAGTTTGTTATGTGAAGAAAAATTCGTGGATGAAGATCACGTCTATCGCATACTAATTGATTGTGATTTCAAATGTTTTTATTGTCGGGAGAACGTAGACGTGTTATATGAATATGTCCGTGACGGAAAACAATGGACACTGGAACGACTGGATAATGATTACGGCCATAACAAAGATAACGTTGTTATTGCGTGTTTGTCTTGTAACTTACGTAGAAAAACGATGCATCATGAAAGATATGTGTTTACCAAACAGCTTGTTATTACAAAAATGGATTAGCGCTGACCACGGAATGGGCGCTCCAATGTATTCTGCGAAAACGGCTCGGGCACTTGTACCTTAGGGCGATCGATAATATTCAAGGATTTTAGCTGGTTGATCTGAGGAGCTAATTCGGGCATAGGCGAAACCAAATTGGTCGAGCCGATACCACGTAAATTCGATTCGATATCACAATAATTTTGCGATAATTTTGAAGCGCCCACGCTTCCACATAAAAGGCCGTCTCCAGCCCACGTAGTTTGAGGAGGCGCCCCATAAGGTTCATAGGTTTTATAGTCCGCTTGTAAGATTATGCTTTTCATTTCTTGCTCATAATCTCCTGGGGAATTTTTATTACGTGTTGAAGCCATTATAATATAGGCAACTAATTTAATTTTTTCATTAACGCCACATAAAATTCATTTGTCTCATCAAACTTAGTGGGTTCTTTGAAAAAACAGCCTAAACATTTATGAAACAAGGGTAAGTAGTCATAAGAAAACAAAACAGCCTGTCCTATATCGAGCTGCTCTGACAACATTTTAGCCGCTGCGGAAACATAGAGCTTTTGAAAAAATCCATTCCCCTTCGTCAATTCAAACAAAACATCCATTGTTCTCGAAATGATATCTTCATCATAGTTATTTTCGTCCAAGGTTTCATCGTCGATCTCGTCGGGATTATCTGAGATCTTCGGGAGTTTCATAAAAAATATGTCTCGTAAGAAATCTCTGTATTCCATATTCGAACTATATGTCGCGGCGTTATCAAAGTTGAAGATGTTTTCGATACTCATTATATGACCTTACTATTTTTAATCAAAAATAGTAACGTATTTATTTGTCTCCCGTAATGCGAGTGTTAGCGCCTCCGCGTACCCAGCCGTCCAATGCGGATTCCTGGACCACGCTGTCGGGATTATTGGCGCGTTGTTCCGCCTCGCCGTCTAAGGGGTATAACGAGTAGTCAGCGAATGACTTCTCCATAATCGTAGAAATGCTCTTCTTTCCGGCGACGGTTTCGCCCTGTTGAAGTTGCGATTCCAAAACGGGGTCTCCCGCACCACGGCCTAAATAAGGAACGGTGATAAAGGGACGCTCATTCAATTGTAATTTCTCAAGAGCGCGCTCCTGTTCCGTGGAGATCAAAAGTTTCGAGTTCACATCTACAATTGATCCATTGAAGCCTACACCTTGGATACCATTCATCACCATGGTGGGTTGAGAAATGGCGAATGAAAGAACGGCGTCGGGACTGGTAGTCTCAGCGCCATAGTTGGCGAGCATATAGTTAGAGAAACGTGTGTTCTGCACACTTCTTTGGCTTTGATCGGTGTTATCATTGCGAATACCACCTAAATTATTAAACAAAAATGAGCTTTCGACTGACATCTTCTAGTTATAATATATTATAGTATAATAAGAAAAGAGATTTGTTATTTTAACAATGAAATTACTAAATCTAATTCGTGTACCTTGAGAGGTTGCGAGCGCAAGCAAATGGATTACCCTCCTTACAAGAAATCATGCTTCCGTAGCAAAAGTCGGCAAATGCGCCTTGATCGTTCGGAATAGTGGTATTCGGATTACTATTAAAAGGGCGCAAGGATTGTTCAAACACCAATTGTTCTCCTAAATCCTTGAAAAGTTTGTCCGCAATATCCGGCTGATCGGGGTTGGCCTCACTGACCAACTGTTTGGCTTGCGTCAAAATATCGTTGTTGACATTCGTATTAAAGGAGGGAGGCGCGGGTTTTTTATTCGGGTTATAGTCATAGTCCGTCATCAAAACGTTACTAAATGGGTTATCTGAACCAGGTTTTGCAAATACACTATCGGGAACATTGATGTTATTTTCTTGTAAGTAATCCAATGCGGGGTTACCAAACCCTTCCTTTGTTTCTAAAGCGGGCTTCTTCACTTCCGTCTTTGCCTTTTCCTTCTCTTGATAATGATGTAAAATAAAAATAGAGAACAAGGTAATTCCGGTAACAATAAGAATGCGCAAATTGAGTGTTAGCAAATACCCAACAATAGTTAAGACCAATATAGTTCTCGTAACCGCGTTTAATTTTTGTTCATAGGTCATCGCCTCTACCGGAAAGAACTCTAAAATATATTCCTTTTGGAAGAGAACATTGGGGTTCTCTGACCAGAAAGGAATGACTTTGGGTGCCTTTCTTTTTACTATATTTGTCGGGACTGGAATTTTATCATCTGAAATTTCATTATCGTTACTGTTCATTAAAATAGATTATATATAGAATTGTATATAATTTATCGACAAAATCTTACTCCATAGATCCGTTTGTTTTTGCTAAATGCGATCATTCGATTTGTTCTCGAACTTTGATACATTTCTCATCAATGTCGAGTGTCTTGATCTTTTCTTTTTCGGGAACGATGCGTAAGATACATTTGGATTTCTCGCCATATAATGGTTCGGTGCATCCCTTTTCGCCAGCTTTCTTGATCGTTTTTCTTAAATCCTTTTTCATGTGTTTCAGTGACTTCGCGCAGCGAGCACGGAAATGTTCATATCGTTCTTTTATTGTTTCGTAAGTGAGACCGGATTTTTTTCCAAGCATGGTGTTGACTAATTCGTGTAATTTATAGATGTATTTCGAGAACGTTTCGCGGTTCTCCATGTGTTTCAATTTAAGGGGCAATTTTTGAAAGTTTTTACAGAGGTTCTTTCTACATTTACCGCAGGGAAGAACATGTTTTAAGCTCAACACAAAATCGCGATAGTGTTCTTTTTGTTCGCATGTAGGGTGCACGGGATAATTAAAACTCATGGTATGAAGATAGTGCCACATACTGGGGCCCCAAACTGACGTTAACATTCCATCATTGCTATTATAGTCATCTTTTCCATAGACAGCCCTATTTTTTCTGGTTTTGTTTTTCGATGTCATTGGTTATTACTGTATTATATTATAGGGATAAAATATTCTTCCGGTTCCCCCGGACGCCCCTCCCTTAAACTAAAGTTTTGAGATGACTTCATAAAAAAATACGCGAGGATCCATAATTAAAGAGAGGGGGCGTCAGGGGGAGACGCACGTTGCCTGGATCGGTTTCTATTAAATTCATGACGCGAAGCATATAAAATGGTATGATACATATGAAATATGTCGTTCCTCATTCGAGATACCGTCCTTTTATAACCAAATCTCTCTATAAAATTGGTCATCCACTCACATGTCTTGATAAAATCTACGATCTCGACTATTTTATTCGATTTACGCAAAGTAACACGAACAACATTATGTGGACGCGCAATGACATGAAGGTTCATGTTGTATTCTAAATGATTTTTTGGTAAATCTGCGGTTATATGTTTATTTTTAATGAAACGCTTTGCGAAACGGTGCGATATTATATTACAAATGATCTGAGACAGTCGTTTCAATTTCGGAACTTTCATTTTTGCCATCACTGTTGTCAAATCCGGATATTTAAAACTCAACATATGCAAACGAAACTGGGGCGTGAATAAGAATTCCGAAATATAGCGAACCACGTCCTCGGGTAATCGATTGAGACGAACCAGGATTTCAGGCTCTCTTGTTTCATCGATTTTGTTTTGACGTGCAAGATTAGCGGATCTAAATTTCTTTTTATTTATTTCTTCCGCGATAGCAGTACGTTCTAGTTTTATCTTTGCACGATATTCATTCAATACTTCGGCGATATTTTGTTCTACGACATCTATATAGGCCAATTTGTCGTCTACATTATCCAGCAATCCATCCGTGAGTTCAAACCCCTCTCCCAATATCCTCCACGTTCGCGCCTTCGATTTTACTGACTTGAGATCTGACATTGGCATCAAACGATACGTCAGCTCGGTTTCAACGGTTAATTTCTTCGGCATTCTGGGTAATGTAGGATGGTCTTCATTTGTATCATATAATATTTTGATTTCAGACAAACGCTCGTGATACGATTTTTCCATAGTATTAATTGACTTTATTTTATCGCATGAAATAAAGTCAATTTTATAAGGGAGCCACAAACAATTTGACTTCCGTCTTATC